CGGCCTGGTGCGTGATGAGGTCGCTGATCTCGCCGCTGCCCTTCTCGTCGGACACGTCGCAGCCGCGCTGGATCACGTCGGCGGAGAGACCTCCCACGGAGCCGATGACGGTCGAGGCGTAGATCGGGTAGAGCGTGCGGTTGACGTTGTGCAGCGTGGCCACGTAGGTGCCGTCGTCGATGAGCCCGCCCAGGCCCATCGCTTCCTTCGCGTAGCCGGTGTCGGCCACGTCGGTGACCGAGGTGTTCTGCGCGGTCACGATGTAGTCGTTGTCCGTCCAGGTGACGGAGGGCGAGACGGTGATGGTGGTGCCGGCGGCCGGGATCGTCTGCACGACGGTCGCCGAGGAGGCCCGGAGCGCGCCCGTGGCCGGGTTGATCGTGGCCAGGATCTGCCCCTTGTACATGAAGCGCGAGCCGTTGGTGGCGGTGGCCCCGGTGCTGGTCCAGCCGCCGGGGGTGTCGAGCGTCTGCGTGGTGCTGGTCGCCGTGCCGTTGACGAAGGCGACGATGCCGCGGCCGTCGCCGAAGATGGTGCGCGCCTGCGCGGCGGCCATGTCCTTCACCAGCCCCTGCATCTCCTGCGAGAGCGCCCGCTGGCCGGCGAACCGGCTCGAGGACGAGTGCTCCATGACCTGCTTGGTGAGGCGGATGCGGCCGTACATGTACCGCATCGGGATGCGCACATCGACGTACTGCTGGCGCCCGGCGGTCGGCAGCGCGCCGTCTTCCGACGCCCACCCGCTGCCGGGGTTGCGGCCCACGCGGGCCTCGTATTCGACGAACTTGCCGCCCCAGCTGAAGTTGTCGGGGCCCTGGAACATCTCGAGCGTGGGCACCTGCTGGGGGATCAGCTCGGCGAGCTTGTCCTGATAGACCGTCCGCAGGACGGCATCGTAGGTGGAGGTATCCTGTCCGGCCATCGACTACTCCTTGCCGACGCCCTCTGCGAGCATTTGCCCCGCGATCTTGTCGAGCTGGGCCATGTGCTTGCCCAGCGCGTTCGGCTGATTCGGGTCGAACTTCGGGAGACCGGGAGGCCCCGCAGCGCTTCCCCGAGGGGCGGGCGGCAGCGATTGGGTGCGATTCTTGGTCTGGAGCAGCTGCGCCGTGCCGGCGCGCTGCGTGGTCGCCAGAAAATCGGTCTGGAGGGCCTTGAAGGCCTCGTCCAGCACGGAGAGATCCCCCGCCGCGAACCGAGCATTGCCGTCGGGGAGGCTCTGCGCCTCCGCGGCGACCGCGCGGACGAGACGGGAGAGATATTTCGGCTCACTGGGCAGGCCCGCCGATTTCGCCAGGTCGTGGATATGGCTCTGGGCCTGGCGGTAGAGGGCCTGGCTCTGCGCCTGCTGGATCTGCTCCACCCCGCCGGTGGTCGCCATGAGCTTGTCGGCGTTCTCGGCGAGGGCCTTGAACTTCGGATGCGCGAGGAGAATCCGCTCCAGCGCCTCGGGGTTGCCCATCAGGATGCGCTCGAGCGCCCCGGCGGCCTTGCGCAGCTCCTCGGCCTCTTCCGGGGTGGACTGCCCCGCGGTGAACTTCTTTTCCAGCGCCGTGCGCCGCTCGCTTTCCTCCCGCAGCTGCTGCTGCAAGGTGGCGATGGTCTGCCGGGAGAGCTGGCCTTCGCGGATGAGTTGCTGGAAGCGCGGGTGCTGGTGAAAGGGAACCTGCGGCTCGGCGGGCGGCTGAACAGGCTGTGTCGTCGCCTGAGACGGGTCCGCGCCCGAGTCGGTGCCGGTGGACGAACCGGCGTCGACGTCCTGGACTACTTCCTCGCCTTCCATTGCGGCTCCTTGCCGGTCACGAGCCCGGCGTGCGTGTGAAACACAAAAAGCCCGTCGCCCGGGGGTCGATTCCCCCGAACGACGGGCTTCGCGGTGACGCGAGTGTCCCGACTACGTGCTGCTTACTTCATCTGCTTTTCGATCTGCCGCCACTCCACGGTGGTCACGCCACCCTGGAAGAAATTGATCGTCAGTTGCCCCGTGTAGGTGCCCGCCCGCAGCGCGATCTTGCTCAGCACCCACGGCGGCAAGCGCAGCACGTTCGGCGCAGACATAGCACTACTACTAGGCTGGTGGCAACTTTTTTCCGCAACCGCCGGTGGGGTCACATGCCCCCCGTGGCGGACGCCGTGTCCGTCTGCATCTCCTGGTAGTCACCGCCCATCCGCTGCGGGCTCGACGGCCCGTTGAGCGGCTGCGCCTGCCCCGAGGTCATGAAGCCGCCCTGCGGCTGCGGCTGGGCGCCGGCTTGGAGCGCCGCCTGCTGCTGGATGAGCAGCTGGTCGTGGTAGGCCTTGTGCTTTTCCACCATCGCCTGCACCACGGGCGGAAATTGGCGGAACGACTCGCTTTTCCCGAAATTGCCGTGCTCGCGCGAGTGCGCCGCGTGCCCGTCGAGCCCGGCGTAGACCTTCGGCCACGGCGCGGGCATCTGCACGCCCATCATCTGCCCCCACTGCTCCATCAGGGCGACGGCTTCGGGGTAGGAGATGGCCATTTCGATGGCCTGCACGTCCTGCGGGCTCGCCTGCCCCCAGATCGGGAGCGCCGCGATGGCCCGGAAGGCCTCGTCCTCCATGATGGCGTTCTTGGTGTCCAAGGTGAGGCTCGGCAGCCACGTGGACTTGCCGTAGAGGTCCAGAATCTTGCCCTGCGCCTCGGGATCGAGCGGATTGACGACGTGGTAGGCCATCAGCTGCTCGATTTCGGCCCGATCCGCGAGCGTGGAGCGCGGCGTGGACGATCCGGCCTCCGCGATCACGTCCACGTTGCCCTGGAGGTCGGCGCCGATGAATTTTTCTACCTGCCACTGCCCGTCGCGCCCCTTGATGCGCAGCAGGCGCTCCTCGGTGCAGTAGAGGCGGAAAATCTCGACCGCCTGGCTCCCCCACTCGGCCCAGGCGTCCCCCCACATGATGAACAGCGGCTCGTAGGAGGACAATCCGCGCTCCTGGAGGATCTGCAGCGCGATTCCCGCGGACACGCCCGCCGGGCGGCCCCCTTTGAGCACGTCGAACGTCTTGGCGAGCTTTTCCACCGAGGCGTCGATGTCATGCATCCACTCCACGAAGGCCATCGGCAGCGGCTGGCCCGGAATCCGCTCCGGTTTGGCGTTGCCGGGGCCGAGGGCGTTGTATTTCACCACCGCGCCGGCCTCGCCGCCCCCTTCCTTCAGCCCCACGACGTTGGCCGAGCGCGGCTCGAGCCAGATCGGCATGCCCATGCGCATCCCGCAGAGCATCAGGGCCGATTCCCAGCGGTTGCGGTCGCTCTGCTTGAGCGCGATGTCGTCGGCGACCGTTTTCGGCCAGAAGGTGCCCGGCACGAGCTTCTGCGGGAACCACGTGAAGGGCAAAAAGTAGCGCTTGCCCCCGTCCTGGCTCCGCGCCCAGTACGGCAGCGGCTTGGCGTAGGCCAGCGCCGACTCGCCGACCACGATGGCGAGCAGCCCCCCGGGGTAGGTGTCGTCGGGGAGCTGCCAGTACCACCGCTCCGTCACCCGGTTGTTGCCGAGGAGGCCCGAGAGGGCCTGATCGCGCCGCCCCGTGCCCCGCTCGTCGAGCGCCGGCCCCTGGATGGCCAGCGCCGACATGTACGACTCCTCCGCGGAGCCCGCCACGTTGGGGCTGATCGATTCGCTGATGTCCTTCCAGCGCGTCTTGGCGTCCTCCACGCTCAGGCACTTCTCGCGGAGCAGGCGCCGGTGCTGGCCGAACTGCGTGATGGCCGGGTCGAAGAACATCTCGAAGAGCGGCGCCACCTCGGTGTACATCTTGCCGACCGGCACGCTCTGCTGGGTGGGCGCCAACAGCCCCGTCATACCGCAGTCCGGCCCCTCGCACATCGGCGCGCCTTGGGGCTGGACGTTTCCGCACGCCTGGCAGACATCCACAGGCACCTGGCGCACGCCCCACACCGGGTCGGGGTCGTAGCCGGTCTCGAGGAAGGCGCCGCCCGTGAAGCCGACCCACGTGGCCAGCGACTGGCGCACCATGCGGATCTTCACCTCGTCCTCGATGACTTGGATGGCGCGCGCGGCCACATCGGCGGCGGCGCGGTCGTCCGGCTCGTCCGGGGAGCCCGGCCGCCAGTTGAGCGTCGGCTCCACGCGGCCGAAGACGGCGTTCACCGTGTCCATCGTGTCCGCGAAGATGTTGGTGACCGGCGTCGGCACGCCGCGCGGGATGTTGGCCGGGCGCCAACGGCCGGTGCCGAGATCCCACTTGATCCACTGGATGCCGCGGTAGAAGAGCAGGTTGCGGTACATCGGGCGCAGGAAGCGGTCGCGGAGCTCGCGCTTGCCGAAATCCTCGCGGAACTTGCGCACGCGCTCCAGAATCGCGTGCGTGTCGGTGTAGGGATCAGCGGCGGGCGGCGCGGCGGTATCCGCTACGGGGCCAGTAGTGGCCGCGCCCAGCATCGTGCCCGCGCGGGCGTCCGAGGATGCGAGCATGCCGGCCAGATCAGCCATCAAGGCCCCTCATGGCATCGACCTCAGCCGCAGTGGGCTCCCAGTACAGGTCGAACATGCCGCAATCACATCGTAGTTGTGGACGGCGAGTAACGCAGCGGGACACGATCGGATATGCCGGAACCCCGGGATCATTTAGGGTCATCGGATTGATCACCATCTGGTGCTCGAAGTAGCACCAATTGCTCGGGACGGCGTAGCGCTGTCTGCCCAGATCAGCCATTACTTAGACTCATATTCGCCGCACCAGTCACTATTCAGGACTAGCGGCCACCTGGTCCATGTCTCGTCGGCCACGGCACTCTGCGGCCGCGGCGCATAGCGATGACAGCGCGCGCCGCTTTCGTACCGGCAGCTAGAACAGGACGGCACGCTCTCTTCGTCAGCCACGGGCCACCTCCGCGCAGCGCGTCCACTCCGCGAGCAGCGCCTGCTTGTCGGGTTCGGTCAGGTGCAATTCGTCGGTCGCCCACGACGTGAGCCACGCGCCGTAGTCGGGCGAGTACCAATCGGCATAACGCTGCCCCGCCGAATCGAGTACCGCGACGGGATCGCCGTTGACCTCGGCCGGGCCGGGCGTGCCGGGGGCCGGGGCATGGGCGGCGCAGTAGCCGATGCCGGGCGTCTGGCCCCCCGACGGCCGCTGGATGCGCGCGTAGACGGAGTCGGGCAGCGGGAAGAGGAGAAAGCACTCGCCCGTCTTGCCGTGGCGCGCGGAGACAAAGATCGGGGCGCCGCAGGCCGTGCAGTGGCCGGCGTGGAGCATCAGCTGCCCGCCTGGCTGAACTCGGCGTCGCCCATCAGCCCGGCCAGCTCCTTGCGCAGATCCTCCTCCTTGTCGCTCATCAGCGGGCGCGGATGGATCGTCGCGTGCCCGTCCGTCTTCAGGCGCACCAGCTCGGCCACCGCGATGTTGGCTCTTTGGGCCTCCTTCGCGCGCTCGGTGCGCAGGTACTCGATCTCGGCCTCCAGGTGCTGGACGTAGGCGGTGGACCAGAAGCGCCAGATCACGGCTCGGTCTCCGCCTCCACAATGACGGCGTATTCCGGGTCCGCGTGCGGATTGGCCAAGCCGCGCTGGCCATGATCGACCCATCCGGGGCCAAGCGCGGCGAGGGCTGCTTCTCTCGTCAAAAAGATCGTCGGGTCCACCTGCGCCCATTCATCGTAGTTCTGCCGAACGACCACAAAGCACTTCATGCCGACACGCCCCAGCGATAGTTGCTCGGCTTTGCACCGGGCCGCGCCGGGAGGAGGTGGACGCGTAACCTGATCTTGGGACGTGTCAGCATGCTTAAACCCATTCGGCGAGCGCCGTCGCGCCGCCGCGCTCGGCCTCGGCCTCGATCTGCGCCACGCGCTGGCGATGGGACCACGCCACGCGCAACTCCGTCTGATCGAGCGCGCGGCGACCGGCCGCGCTGCGCGAGGCGATCAGCGCGCGCTCGAAGGCCACGCGCTCCGTCACCTCGGGATCGTCGTAGAGCGACGGCAGCGGCCCCGCCGCGAGCGGGCGCGCGCGCAGCTGGAGCGCATCCACCACCGCGTCCAGCATGTCGTCGTGCGTGTTCTCGCGGTCGGTGCGGAAGTGCCGCGCCTCCTCCTGAAAATCCTCCAGCGCCTCGCACTCCGTGGCGATGTGCAGCTCCCCCGCCTCCCACACCGGCTGGAGCGCCCGGATGCGCACGTTCTTCGTGATCTTCGTGTCGCGCTCCAGCTGCACGATCGGAAGGTAGTAGCCGCGCTTTTCGCCCTCGATCTCGAACAGGCGCCGGAAAATCTTGGCGAACGCGATGGCCTCGAAGCCGACCGCGACCACCTGCGCCCCTTTCGCCGTCAGCGCGTCGTAGCAGTCGTAGACGCGCGCGATCAGCTCGTCCTCCTTCCACTTGCCGCGGCGCAGATCCCAGATGTGCGGCTGCCCGTCGGGGCCGAAGGCGACGCCGGCCAGCGCGGAGTAATCCGCCCACGCCTTCGTGCTGATCGCCGGATCGACCGTGATGCAGACCCACATGGTGTCGAGCGGCGGCATGTCCGCCCGGCGCTCGCGCACCAGCTTGTCCGGGTCGAAGTAGGCCGTGTCGGGCGAGGAGGGATTGAGCAGGTACTGGCCCGCGAACCAGGCCGAGCCCATCTTGGCCCGGATGCCGAGCAGCGATTCCTTGCCGGGCACCGCGGCGGACACCGTGAAGCGCGTGGCGAACTTCGCCCGCTTCCAGCCGAAGCCGGGCGCGAACTCGGCGCCGGGGGCGCCCTCGGGGGCGTCCTCCCAGCATTCCTCGCGGTACACGCCGATCTCCCGGCCGTGGTGCGTCTTCTGCTCGAGCAGCCAGGCGTACGCGTCGGCATAGTGCCACGTGGTGCCGACGAAATCCTGCGTGCCGCCCGGATCAAGCAGCGGCTGCACCTTCTTGATGAACTCGATGCTCTTCAGCAATTCCTCGCGCGTCTGGCTGTTCTCACTCCCCACCAGGTCGTCGTACACGATGTGCTCGTAGTGGCGCGAGGTGAGCTCGCCCGTCGCCCCGATCGACTCCACCGTGCCCTCGCGCGTGTGGCGCGGGCGCTTGACCATGATCACCGACTCCGTCCACTTCCGCGCCTCGCGCTCCGGGTCCACATAGAGCACGTCCGGGAACGCGGCCACGAGCCACTTGTGCGTGAGCCCGACCTTCACGTCGGCCAGCATCGCATTGGCGTTCTCCGCCTTGTTCGACACGATCAGGATGCGGATCTGCGGGTTGCGCAGAATCCGCAGGATGATGCCCGCCACCGTGAGGATCGTCGTCTTCAGATGCCCGCGCGCGATCAGGTAGAGATTCTCCCGGTAGGGCGTCGTGTGCGCGTACCAGCAGAGCGGGCCGTGGAAGGCCGGGTCGATGGCGTTGCCCGCCCCGCGATTGGCGTGCAGGAGCTGGAGCAGCGTGTAGAGTGGGCCGTAGCCGTGCTGGTGGACCGCTGGGTCGTCGCTCAGCAGCGCCTGGCGGAGCGCGGCGCCGACGGCCGCGGCTTCCTTGCCCTCGCGCGTCGGGCGGGGCACGCTACTCGCTGGCCAGCCGGTTCAGCACGTCGCCGCCCGAGTGATCCCGCATCATCGGCTTCACGTGCGCCGGCAGCCGCTTCGTCGGCGTCGCCGCGAAGTCGTGCATCTGCGCCTGCGTCATGTCCGGCTTCTTGCCCCGCAACTTGCCCGGATTGTGCTCCGCGATCGCCATGAACCGCTGCTGCGCCTTACTCTTCGCTGGCATTCCGGTCCTCCCGTTCCACGCGAATCTGGCAGATGCTCGCGCCCAGGGCCCGTTCCCTCTCGGGACAGGCCTCCACCGCCCGCAGCCCCACCGGCTCCAGCACCGCGTTCACGATGCGCAGCGCCCCCTCCAGCTCGGCGTGCCCCTTGGCAAAGATCACCGGCACCGTGTAGGTCCGCCCGCCCTCTGGCCACTTCATGCCCACTCCGCCGCCGGCAGCGGCCGCTCCGCCTCGGGCGCCTCATCCTCCGGCACGTACGTGTTCACCGCCGGCTGGTAACTCGCCTCGCTACTCTGCGTCTCCCGCACCGCCCACGCGCTCGCCGGATCCCCCGTCTGCTGCCGCGCGCACCGCTGCACCATCGCCAGCGCGTTCATGTGCCGGTCGCCAAATCCACATGGCACAGCGCCTCGTTACCCCAGGTGTCCCAGCCGAGGCGGTTGCGCCGGGCGAAGAGTTCCAAGTACGGGCCGGGTGAGGCCGTCTCGATCAGATCCGTGAACACTTCGGGTTTCTGGCTATGCGTTTTCGGCTGCGCGTGCCGGATCACGGCGCTCGGCCAGCGCCCGAGGCGTCCCGGCGCCCCCCGTTGTCCCACGAGCAGAAATTCGGCATTCGGGGCCATCGAGCCGTTCAGCGCGTCCGGCTTCTCCCAGACCAAGCATTGCCGATAGCGGAATCGCCACGCCTTCATAATCGCCAATGCGACCGGCACGTAGCGATTAGTCGCCCACAGAAACAAGCGCGCGTCGGATGCGGCCACGGTATGCACCGGCAAGGCTCTGATTTGCGTGAGCGGCAAGGCCCCATATGGCAACGCCTTGGTGCGGATCGGACCGGCCCACACGCCCGCCGTCCGCGATTGCGTGGCGAATCCCTCGGGATAGGGCCACGGCGGATCGGCCACGATCGTGCGGTACTTCATCGCACCCCGTACCGGCAGATCCGCAGCGCCCGGCACCGATAACACGGACACGGCGCCCCCTCATCCGCCCCTGCCCGACACCACGCCGACGGCGGCGCGTACTCCCGCAGGATCTGCTCGAGCTCGGCGAGCTCCGCCACCACCGTCGCCCGCTCTCGCGCCGCCCCCGGCCAGTCGCGCGGGTCGCTCACAGGCCCAACTCCTCCTTCGGCACGTGATACGGGCAGTCCCCGCGACCACAACTCGGGCACCCCTCGGGATGGCCGTACAGCAGCACGTTGAGCACCATCACCGCCGGGTCCGCATCAGGGCCGTTGATCCACGACTCCGCGCACTCGCAGGGCCGCCCCGCAATCCGACACGACCACACATGGATCACAAGCTCCCCCGCTTCACCAGGTCCGCCCGCAGATTGGACAGATCACCCAGGATCTTCGTCCGCAGCGCGTCCAGCGTGTCGGCGATCGATTCCACCCGGTCTCGCAGATACGCGCGCTCAAAGTCCAGGGCGTGCCGCATCTCCGAAATCCGCTCCTCTAGCGCCTCCATTTCCCGCGTCAGTGGCCTCACCGCCCTTTTCCCCCCGCCCCGCGATTTTCCGGGCTCACGCAATCCGCTCATTCTGCGAAATCGGCGCCCCACTCCATCGCACCCCCAGCGGCCCCACGCTCCCCTGATATTCCACGAACGACGCCACCCCCGCGCACTCCACCTGCCACACTCCGTCCGGCATCTCCCACAGCGCGTCCGCCCGATGTCGCCCCCCGCAGAGCCAGCACCAGAACCCAGCGCCCTTTTTCGCCGCCCGCCGCAATTCCGCCCGTCGATCCGCTACCGACTCCATGGGACGGGAAGATCGGAGGGTGGCCCGTGCTCGGGCACTCCGAGGAGACGGGACTCCCGGCGGCCTCGATCGGTCCGCCACCCCGGCCTGGCTACGCCGCGTCATGGCCGGCCCTCACCTGGCGTCCGATAACGCTCGCGTACCCCTCGGGGGTATCGTCGGCGCGCTCGTAAGTACGCGGCAGCATTGACTGGCTCACCGCGGCGAAGTTGACATAAAGGCCCTTAACGGACATACACACGTTATCAAGCACTTGCCGGTATAGCGTGACGGCACCATAGCCACCGCCAGAGCCGCCGGCCTGACCACACCGCGTCATGCCCGCTCCTCGCCAGCCGCGCGCGTTTCCTGCGCCTCGGGCGAGGGCGAAAGCACAGTGTTGCCGGCTATCCGGTTCAGCCAGGCGAGGGTGTCACGGTACGTGCAGCGGCAGGTGAGCCGTGAGTCGCCGTCCCAGGCCATCCACCACACGGGGTACTCGCCGCAGGTCGGGCAGGGGGCGGCTTCCGGGCGCATCGCTTTCACGTGGTCTCCGGCAGCGCGCTCGGCGCTGGCGCCTGGCTGAGGATGGCGGCGAGCAGTTGCTTGCCCTCGGCGGGATCGAGCTCGGCGGAGAAGCTGGCGGTGACGGTGAGATTGCGTTCGACGTAGCCGACGGGGTCGAGTTTCTTCAACCGCACGATATTGGCGGTGACGGCGGGCATGTCGCCACCGGCGGCGATGCGGTCGAGGTTGCCTTCCAGCGACTCGGTGAACTCGCGGAGGGCGTCGTGTTCGTCCTCCACGAAGCGGGGATCGACGCTGCGGAGGCGTTGCACGGTCTTGTAGGCGACGCCGGCGTGTTTGGCCGAGAGCCAGCCCTTGCCGGTCTGGGCGAGGGCGACCAGGTAGCGCTCGGGCCAGTTGGGCTCGAGCTGGGGGCCATGGCCGCGGAAGTAATCGCGATGCGGGGTGGCCTCGACGGCTGCGTACTGGACAGTGGCGACCGCGCTCGCCTGGCGGCTCATCGGCGCGACGGTACTACCGGGCTGGTAGCGGGGTCAAGCACAAAGCGCTACGGGTGGTGGGGCTGGGCAGGTACGGCCACGAGAGCCTTCGGCAGAGAGGAAACTACAAGAACCGCGCGCGTAGGAGAGCAGAGGCGCGGAAGCCCCGTCAAGCATTTTCGCGTTTCGCTTGTGCGTGTCACTACTTGGCTGGTAGTGTGCTCCCCAGGCATTTGGCGCTTGACGAGTCCGTGAAAAGGAGCACAAGCCCTGACGCAGCATGACAGAGATGCGAGCTTGGCCGTCATCCTGCCGTTCGGGAAGTACCGGGACTGGCTGCTCGTGGACGTGCCCACCGACTACTTGCGCTGGCTGCTCGAGGGCAACAAGCTGCGCTCGGAGGCGTTGCGGCGCGCGGTCTACGCCGAGTGGTCGTGGCGGCAGCACCAGGCGAGCCGGCGCGAAGTGAAGTAGTCCCCCGCCCGATCTCTCCCCAAGCCCGCTTACTACTAGTCAGGTAGTGAGTGCGCTAATACTTGGATTCACAAGGACACCGCGTCATGCCGTGTAAGTATAGGCGCCATCGACCGCCGCTTGTACCACACCCGAGATTTCTTCACCAAGCACGCATAGGGTAGAAGGACCGAGACACAGAACCCAGGAGGCCCAATGATGAACACGGTGAACGGCCAGAACGCGGACTACGACCTCGACAACTTCTTCTACTCCCTGCTAGAGGAGTACGGACTCGACGGCTTCGACAACGAAGGCTCGTCGGGCACGATCAAGTGGGACGTCACCCGCGACCTCATCTTCCTGCACCACGGCTGGGTGGTGGAGGCATACGAGGACGATTCCCGCATCCTCGGCCCCGGCCCGGCGCCGGACCCGGACGTGGCATGAGGCGGGCACGACGGCAAGCCCTGGCCGCGAACGGCCTGTGGGCCGACAACCGGATCCAGTTCCCCCGGCTCCTGGCCGAGATCAACTCGGTAGGGCTGACCCCCAAGCAGTACCGAGACCTCAGTGAGTCCATGGACTTGACCACTGAGGAGATCGACGAGCTGTTCGACCGCGCCATTCAAGAATGGGAGGCGATCAAGGGATGACCCACCCCTACATCCACGCGGAGAGCTCGGCCCGGCGGTACGGTGGCAAGCCGGAGGACTACCAGGCCATCCACGACTGGTTCGACGCCACGAAGGAGACGTTCGCGGACTTCCGCCATCGGGCCCTGCGCCACCACAGCCAGGGCATCTTCGAGGCCGAGCGCGTGTTCGGCCACACCATCACCAATTCGGACGGTCGCGTGGTCCCCGTCCGGTACATCGGTGAGCAGCACGTCAAGGAGGACTGCGGCGGGTTCATTCCGACCGTGTCTGACTGGTTCAGACACATCAAGCGGGAAGTGTGGATGAGCCGCGGCTACACCATCCCGGAGGGCGAGTGATGGGCGTCGATCTTCGACTCTTCCCGGTCGATTTCCTGAGCACCGAGAACGTGCGCATGTCATCGGGTCCCGCCATCGACAAAAAGTGGGGCTATAGCCACACGATCCTGGATGTGCCCCGCCAGCAGAGTGTCTGGCCAGCGGTGCAGAAGCTCCCAGCGACGTCGCTCGCCGGCTACGACATCACCGGCTTCCTCGGTCAGATCATTCCCGACGGCAAGGCCGAGGGCGAAATGTACTACGGCAAGTACACCACGGACCCATACGGTGCCATCTACAAGATGGTCACGGCCGGAAATTTGGGCCCTGTGTTACGCAAGCACTTCCCCGATCACCCCACCACCGCCTACGTCAACGCGATGCCACCGGACGGCCTGATCATCCTGGGATGGCACTAACCCATGGCCGACAAGATCATCGGCCTCCGACTCACGGACGAGGAGATCCGGACGATGCACCTTCCGATCTCGGGCTACCCGTCCAGCCTCAACACGCCCTGCCTGTGTCCGGTCTGTCGCCCCCCGGAGAAGGAACCCCATGCTGACCACTGACCTCTGCGAGCTCTGCATCGAGGAGAAGGCCCAGACGGCGCTCTACCACGACCGCTGCTCGATTTGCTCCGGGCTGGCCTGCGCCATCCACGACTACTGCGAGGGCTGCAACCGGGTGATATGTCGGCACTGCGACACCGAGGGTGGGATGCCCACAACGAGGTTCCCCGGAGATCGGTATCCCCATCCCCACAACGAGATCGACGACGGTGGGTCCGGGGATTTCAACTGGATCCTCGCCGAGGACAAGCTCAAGCACGTCCACCACACCAACTTCACGCAGACCGAGACGGAGGAGAGCGAGCTGTGAGCTACGAGAGCGAGACACTCCCCACCGCCCGGTGCCCCGTTCACGGCAAGCCCGGCGTGATGATCTACCCGTGCTGCGTGGGGGCGAAGGGCGGCGCGGTCAGCACCGCGAAGAAGCGCGCGGCCGCGGTGGCGAATCTCGAGAAGGCGCGGCAGGCGAAGCCGAGACCGCCCTAGTCGCCCGCCATACCCTGGAGCTCCGCGCAGCGCGGATCGCGCAGCGGACCGGGGCCGGCGCAGGCGCACCGGAGCGCATGGGCCCCGGCCACGAGCTCCTGGAGCGGGCGTATGGCCTGCTGGACGCAGGCCGTCAAGCACGGCCAGCACCACGTGTGCGGCGCGCTCTCCGGCGCGTGGACGCAGCCGAGAAAGTTCTCTCTGGGCTCACTCATGCCCTCCCCTCCCCGCCCCCGCCGAGGGCGCGGATGGCATTGATCAGCGCCATGAGCTCGGCCGATTGCCAGCCTTCCCCGTGTGGCCCCCTGTCGTCCCACGCTTCCAAGCTCTCCAGCATCGGGACCGTCACCGCGCGCCAGCTCTTGCGTTCTTCCTCCCGCCCTCGGGCGTGGGCGGTGGCGATGTCACCCCATCCGCACTCTTGAAGCATGGCAATCGCGTCCTGCCACGCGGGTACACATCCGCAGAACGGAGCGTCACAATCGACAGGCGGATCGCTCGTAGGAGACGCCCTGCATACTCTCGGGTCCGGCGTCGGGGCGGGCGGGGTCATCGACGCGGTGTCCCACGCTGCCTGAACGCCGCAGCCCATGCCTTGATAACGGCATCAATGTGCCGCGCAAACGCATCTCGATCCTCTGCGGTGTATGTGCATCCATCGAGAGCACGGTCCACCAACGAATAGAGAATGTCGATCCTCCGCATGCCATGTCCCTGCTGCGCTCGTGGATCGCCTGTCGGCGCTTGATACGAACCCATACCGGCCCTCAAGTTGCGCTGCTCTGCCGTTTCCATTCCGCGTTTACTCATTCCCCCGCTCCTTCCCCCGGCGTCGGGGGCTCGCAGCGCAGGCAGCGCGTGCGGTAGTAGGCCACGCCATCAGCAAACTCGTAGGTACGCTCCTGCCGGTGCCAGCGTCGGTGCCCGAAGATGCACCAGATGAACGTCGCAAGCTGCTTCATCCCTATTCCCCCTGCGTCGGGGTGGGGCGGGCGAGGGCGGCGCGGGCCATGTAATACCAGCATTCGGCCCGATGCTCCATCGAGGTCTCGCCGTGCTCCTTCACGTAATCTTCATCTTCCCCGCAGTAGAGGCACCCTTCGACGTGTTCGAGGACGTTGTCCAGCGCCGTCTTCAGCGCCGCCTCCAGCGCCGCGACGCGGGCTTCGGCTTGCAGAGCGCGGGCAATTGCTTCGGCTTTGTCCACCTTGTCCCACGCACTCAGTACGTCCAAGGCTTCGTGGTACTTTGTTTCGACAGCCCGCAGCCGCTCATTCTCGGCTGCAAGTTCCCGAATGCGTCCGGGGCGTTTTACTTCCCGCAACTCATCATTTGAGTCCTCCAGAGTCGAGATGTCTTCTTTCAGCCGCTCGTTCTCGGCTTCCATGTCCACCGCGTAGCGCAGGAGGATCGACACATCGGTCGCCTGGACCGGCATGCCGTACCCCTTGCGCCCCGAGTCGAGCAGCTTCGCCAGCCGCTCCTCCCTCTGCGTCATCTCAGCGCCTCCCCCTGCGGCGTCGGGGTGGGGCGGGCGAGGGCGGCGCGGGCCTGGGCACAATTGCCGACGTGATACCAGCCGCCCTGCGAGCTGCTGGATGGCTTGCAGGCTCCAACTTCTCCGATGCGCCCCCAGCACCAATCCTCATCGCTGAATCGCTGTGTGGCAAACAGCTTCAGCGCCGCCTCCAGCGCCGCGACGCTGGCACGTTCCACATCTACTTCTCGCACAAGCTCCTCGGTACGGAGACGCACTCGCTTTGTGCCCTCCAGTTGAACCCGCAGCCGCTCGTTCTCGGCCTCCAGCGCGGCGACGCGGGCCTCGGCCTTATCGGCATGTTCCTCGGGCGTCGGGGGCTCGCAATCGCACGGCCAATCACTCCGCTGGAGCGACGCGCAGAAACTCAGATGGCGCGGCGGCGTCGGGGTGGGGCGGGCGAGGGCGGCGGGAATTGCGTTCAACGCCTGCGCATGACGCTGCACCATCGGGTCATCCTCCCGATAACTTGACGGCACCGACTCCCACACTTCGCGCAGCGCCTCCTCCAGCGCGGCAACGCGGGCACGGAAGACGATCAGCTCCTCGGTGGCTTCCATCAGCGGTGACTTCCCGTCGCGCTCGCTCATCCCTCACGCCTCCCCTGGAGCCCCAGCTTGTCGATCACGTCGTCCACGCTGCGCGCCACGAACCCGATGCCCCCTGCCCGCGTCACCGTCTGCAGGAACGCGGTCTGCTCGGGGCGGATCTTGCCGGTGGGCGTCTTGACCTCGATGGCGAGGAAGCGGCCGATTGCCCCGACCTTTTGCGCGTGCGGATAGACGGGCACCACGCCGACAATATCGCTCATCCCCTTCGTCCCCACGCGCACGAACCGCTCCCGCCCCTGGTAGGAGGCCCGGTAGGCCCCCACCCCCGTGCGCCAGGCCGCGATGCCGTGGGCGCGGAGGAGGGCCAGGATGGCGTTGGTCAGGTCGCGCTCCTTGCGCCGGGGCTGGATGGCCCCTGTGGGCTCGCCAGCGGCCCGTGGCGGGGCGATCGCCGCCGGGGTGACTGCTGGCCTGGTAGTGGGCCGATCGCCCCGCCTGGGGTCTCCTGGGAGCCTCTGGGGGCTCATCGGTCCCGCCCCGCATCCGGCCGCGGCAGGCTGCGCGGCACCACGAAGGGCGCCGAGCGGCCCGAGCAGTGGGCCTTGCGCCGGCAGCAGCGCAGGCAGTAGACGCAGACGGCCTTGCGGCCGCACTCGCAGCGCTTCATGGCGCGCGCCCCAAGAGGCGCAGCGTCTGGGTCACGTGGCGCAGCCGCTCCCGCAGCCAGTCCGCTTTCCGGGCCTGCCGCTGCTCGTCGCAGATCGACAGCGCGCGCCGGATCTTATAGCGCTCCGTGAACAGTTGCTCGCGGTCCATGCGCCCGAGGTCATGGTGCAGGTACCGCTGGTACTCCTCGATCGTGTCAAAGGGATTGGGCACCGTCGGTCGCTTCATCGCGTACGCGCCTCATGAGTTGTGCCGCCTGGTCCAGCGCCTCGCGTTTCCGCTGCTCGAACGCGGCCGGCGACAGATGGGTCTCACCCCAGTGCAGCTTGGCCCCGAGATGGGCCACAAGCGCGCGGACATCTTCCGCCCGGAGCGGCGGCTCGTTGGATGCCGCGAGCTGGACCCGCATGGACGTGGCTTCGAGCTGGCGATCCTGGCGCCACTGCGCCGCGGCGTCGGCCCATTCCACGGGCTTCGGAAAGAACCGCGATCCGGCAATGAGCGCCTTGGCGGCGCCCTCCAAGGCCTCGATCGGCCAGGCCGCCAGCGCTTCCCAATACGATTCCGCGAGCGAGGGCGTCAGATCCACGCGGAAGACCTCGGTGAGCCGCGCCAAACAGACGGCAAAGCGCTCCGCGGTGGTCATGCTTGGCCTCTCCGGGCGACAAAATCCCGCAGCACCGCCTCATTGCGCGGGTTCATGAGTGGCGGCGCGACCGCCGTGATTTCATCGGTCCAGCGCTTTTTATTGATCCACGTGGCCGGATGGGGAATGTACTGGCCGTTGTCGCGCGACCAATCGACGCTGCGGCGCTGCTGGTCGATGGCCGCGAGCATGACGCGCTGGAGGGCGGCATCCGGGTTCAGTTTCTTCCACGCCGCTTTGGCTTCATCCTTCGACCGCTTTTTGGGGTATGCCGCCCAGAACGTGTCGAAGCCCTCGCTCACGACGAGCGCCGCAGGCGCGGTTCCATTCCGTTCCCCTCCATTCCCTTCATTCCCTTCCCTTCCTTTCAGGAGTGAGTCCTCAATGAGTCCTCCCGGATCACTCAGTGAGTCCTCGTAAGGTGGCAATCTGGAAGGCGTTGGGCGGTTGATCACCTGGTGATCGCGCCAGGACGGGAACCAGGCATAGCGCAGGCCCCCCATCGCGTAGAGCTGCACCAGCCCCGCCTTGTCCAGACGGCTCAGTGAGGACTCAATGAGTGCTCCCGTGACCCGCGGGTGGTAGCCGAAGATGGTGACGCGGAGCTGCTCGGTGTCGCAGACCAGCCGGCCTTCGTCGTCGGCCTCGAGGATCATGCCCACCCAGAGCCGGTAGGTAACGTGATCGAGCGGGCCAACTTTGCGGTGCTGGCGATGGTCCGGTTTGAGCGTCCGGATACGCGGCATGCGCTAGGGCCTCCGCGGGGGCGGAAGGTGAGAACCTGGCCGGTCTGGTTGTGGCACCCGACGAAGAGGACACAGCCACGGGAGGCCCGTAGCCCCAGACCGGCCAAGTGTAGAGACGCTACCATGCTCGTCGGGTACCACGCCACTACTAGAGCACTAGTCATATTTCGAGAGCAAGAAAAAAGCGCAGCGGGTAGTAGGCACGCCGCTGCCCACATCTACCCTTGGTAGGGGCAAACATGGGCGGCGTCTTACTCAGAGCCGAACTCCAGGGACAGCCACGCCAGGCAGCGCACGATGGTCTCGCTGGGGGAGGTGGCTTCGGGGTGCCGCAGCATCCACTCCGCGATCTCCTGCTCACTCAGGAGCAGCCACGGCGCGCCCGTCGGAGATGGCTCCTTGCGGACGCGGTGCTGGCCGCGGTAGTCGCGGTAGGGATCGACGCCGGGCCTCATCGCCCGGCCGCGTCCTTGCCCAGGTGCTGGATGGCCTTCAGAAGCTCCGCCAGCGCCCCCGGATCGACGTTGTCGGGGGTGGCCTCACCGCAGTGCTGCCGCCAGAGCTCGGCCCGCTTCGGGGCCTTGAGCATGAGCTTGTCGGCCGCGCCCTTGACCTTGCCGAGCAGGATCGAGCGCTCCTCCTCCATCGTCGTCTCGACGGGCTCGGGCTCCCCGTCCTTCAGCTCGCCCGTGTCCAGATCCACCGTCGCCCGCACGGCCTCGCTGATGCCGGTCACCTGGCTCTCGTCGTCCACGCGGAAGCCGGGGCCAACCTCGCTCTCGTCCATCATGCCGAGCCCGCAGATGGAGAGCGTCACCCGGCGCTTGGCCTTGGTCTCGGCCTTCATCATCGCGTTGGCCTTGGCCTCCCCGCTCAGGCCCTGGATCGCCACCGCGCCGATCGCCGCGTCCTGCCGGCCGTCCGGCTTGCTCGCGTAGGCGATGACCTGGTAGACGCCCTCGTCCGTCACGCGCTCGATCTTGTCGATGCTGACGTGATTGAGCCCGCGCAGCTGATCGGTGCAGCCCGCCCCCGCGTAGAGCGTGAGCTTGCCGTTCAGGAAGATGTACTGAAACGGGCGCGTCAGCGGATTGAGCCCGAGGCTCGAGCAGATCCGCGAGTAGTATTGCAGCCGCTCGCCGGGGCTCAGCTTGGCTAGGTCGCCGCCCACGACGACCTTTTCCACGAGCTGCGCCGCTGCGCCATTCGCCACTTCCAGTTCCGTCTTGGCCATTACTCCTCCCCTTCCTTCAATGGGCAGATATGGATCGCATCAGGAATGCGCTGCCCGCCTAGGCGCAGCGCGATCACCTCGCCGCAGTACACGCACACGACCACGAACTCTTGCGGCGGCACGCGCCGCTCCCGCTTCGCGCGCTCGTAGCTAGCGAGCACGGCGCACCCGCATCCGGTCGAACGTGTCCACCACCGCCGCGATGTCCTCCCACGTGCGGTGCTCGCGGTCGTTCCACGCCGACACGCTGCCGAAGAACTCGGGGTCCACAAGGCGGATGGCCCGGTGCAGATCGTCCTGCACGCCCTCGGCCTCCGCGGCGACCTCCGGGGCGTCGATGTTCCCCAGCATTTCCTGCACGGCACCCAGCAGGCAGAACGGCCCGCGCGCGCTCTTCCGCAGCTTGCCCTGGCACCACATCTCGGGGCCCGACAAGACTTCGCTGAGTTTTTTCATCGCTTCAGCTCCATCGCCCGCTTGGCGAACTTCTTTGTCTCGACCAGGCGGTAGACGCCGATCATCGTCGGGCCGTCATCCTCGATCGCCTCTTCTGGCGTCAACTCCGCCGTGAGGTAGGCGTCACCACTGCCCTCAGTGCGCCACGACACATAGACCGTCTTTGGTAGATTCACGTCCCCTCCCCCTTCCGGGCGGCTTGGCGCTCCGCCCACTGCTGGTTGATTCGCTCGAGGTACGCATCGCGGCAGGGAATGCAGATGCCGTTCGACCACGGGCCGTCTTCATCGCCCTGCACCAGCACGCGCGGCTCGGTGTGCACGCGCTTGCCCTCCGCGTCCGGCCAGCCCGTACAGACCGTGGTGATCACCGCTCCGGCTCCCGCCCCGCGTGCAGGATCGCCGCCACGAGGAAGCCCAGGAACGTGCACGCCGCGCCGAACAGGTAGAACAGCAGGGTGAGCTTAGCCATCCCGGTCCTCCCTCTCGCGCCACCATTGGCGCTCCGCCGACCGTCGATACCGCTCGTACTCCGCCTCCGTCACACACGCCGCGCAGGCCTCGCCCTCGTCGAAGCCCTGGATCAGCAGCACCACCGACGCGCCGCAGGCGGGGCAGATCATGGATGGGGTTCTTTCTCGCGCAATTGCTTCGCTAGCCGGTCGTACATGACTACTGCGCCAGCAGTGGACACGTTCAGACAAAGCCGCGATGGGATCTTGATGACATCGCGCGCGTGAGCGAGGGCCGTCTGACTGATCCGCCCATCCTCCGGGCCGAGCAGATAGCTGGCGCACTTCGGGTGCTGGTACGTCTCCAGCGGCTCCGCCGTCGGCATGATCTCGACCGCCACGGGCGTCCAGGCAAACGGGGCGTGCGCCCGATAGTCGTCCCAATCGGCGAAATGGAAGAGCGGGATCTGTCGGTACGCCTTCACCGTATCGGCGTTTTGCCGGTAGTACCGCTGCCCCACCGTGAACACGAATGCGGCTCCGAAATTCCAGGCGCTCCGTAGCAACGTGCCCACATTCACGCCGCTCTTCACGTGCTCGACGCCGATCGCAAAGGGCATTTACTCCACCATCCACAACAGGATCACCACGCTCAGCGCGGCGACCAGAAAGCCGACGAAGTCGAGGATGTGCTCGGTCATCGCCGGTTCTCGCAAATGCGGCAGGTGCGACTAATCCCGCAATCGCAGGGCGGGCGAACCGGCGCAGGCCGGCGAGGTTCCTGCGCAGCGCGGAGATAATCCTGGTCCGTGGCGTCGGGGTTCCATGGGGTGCTCATGCGCGTTCCCTCCGGGGGTCGGGGCGGGTTGGGCGCGACGGCTGCGCCGGCTTGTTCATGTAGCGCGAGAGCGGCATCCCGTGGGCGCTCCCGCAGCGCGGGCAGATGCGCGAGGTCCGCATATCCCAAATCACCGTGCAATCATCCGAAATGCAGAGCCTGGCGTGGAGCAGGACGACGTAGTGGGCAACTTTGTCGGACATGGGCCTCGCAAGAGTTGTTGAGTAGTTGTGCACCGTTGTTACCCGACTGTGGTCTTGTACAGCGCTTCGCTCTGCCGCAGCATCCATCCACGCAACATGCAATCGCGACAGAACGTGCTCAGGTCGTCGCCGTGGGCCACCGCCGCCTCCGCCAGCCGCTCCTTGATCGAGCGCGGCACTCGGAAGGCGATGCGTTCGTCTTTGCTCTCCAGCTTCGCCAGCGGCTTCCGCACGGCAGCGTTCATCATGCACTCCACTCGTGGGCCAGTAGTACCACTCAGGACACGAGCGCTTCGACGGGCACGTCGTAGGTCTTGGCGATGGCCTCCAGCGTCAGCGGGTTGGGCCGACGCACGAGACCGCGTTCCAGATACATCAGGGTCTGGCGCGAGACGCCGATGTGGTAGGCGGCATCTGGAATTTCCCAGCCGCGCGCCTCCCGCAGCGCCTTCAACTTGATGCGATTGACGGGCGGTCGCTTTTTCATGCGACTACTAGGCCACAGGTAGGCGGAGTCTGTCAAGTAGAGATTGACTGCCTTACTACCGCCCCATTATGATGCCCCGGAGGAGGAACCACTGCCATGGCTGTTGACCCGAAGAAATGCGCCGACTTCCGCGCCCTGATCCGCGCCCTCAAGGATACCTACCACGACGGCAAGGTCTACCCCATGGCGAAGCACCTGGGGGTGGCGCTCGGCACCGTCCAGCAGTGGGACAACGGGATGATCCGCGATCCCCAGCCCCGCACGCTGCGCCGGCTGGCTGAGGTCTACGGGCTCGACTTCGGCGACCTGATCAACCTGGCTGCCCCGCCTGAACCCAAGGGGAAAGGCCGCCGGATGGCTCGCGCGATCCGTGGGGGCTCAGGTGAAATTCTGCCCCCAGGTGTCGTGCAAGTCGTTGAATTTGTGTCTCTTATGGGACGTGCGCTCACGTCCTGGGCACGCCCTTTGCTGCCTACGTGGTGCCCCGCATGACGGACGTGCGCGGGCACATCTTGCTGGCAAAGGAGAGGCCCGCTCATGCCCCGTCCGCTCGCTGTGCTCCTCTTCGCGCTCGTGGTCCTGCTCGATGTGTTGACGCCCGACCCGTGCCCGCCGCGCGTCCACGGGCACACGTGTCGCTACTTTCTCGGCGCGCTCAAGTTCGGCGAGCGCAAGACCCCGCCGCGCGCGCTGAGCGCTCGTATCCACGCCCATCTCCGTCCCGCTCGGCCGCTCATGATGGGGCTGGCGGTGCCGCCGCAGATTGAACTCCAACTATGCAAAGACCGCTGGCAGGAGCACCTGCAACCGGGCTGGACGATTCGCGTCTGGCATCGAGGCACCATGCAATTACTGGCCGAGCTGCCGGTGCCCGTGGTGGAGAACATGATCGCGCACTACTTGTCACACGCGGGGCTCACGGCGGCCGTCATCCAGATCCAGGCGGCGCCCCGGCTGCCCCGTCCGTCCGCTCCACTGGCCATTCCCCTACGAGCGGTGGGGGTTCCCCTCTCGCCGGTTCAGGAGATGCGCCGGGCGGCCCGCGCCTCGCGCAAAGGACGGGCGGGGCGGCGACGAAAAACGTCCCTGTAAGCACAAGGAGGCATCTATGTGGAAACTCGTGCTCGCGCTCCTGCTCTTACTCCCCGCCCCGGCGGGGGCCGTGCCGGTCGTGCCTGATCAACTCGTCATGGCCTATTGCAGCCTTGGGGCGCTCACCGAGTGCGTCGCCGCCGGGGCGCCGCTCGTGACGGGGGTGGTGGAGGTGGCCCTGACGGCGGCGCCCGTGCACCTGCTCGAGCGGTGGCAGGCCACCGCCATCGGCCTGCCGCTGGGGCTGGCGATGGACTACTTCGGGCTGCTGACCCAGGAGTGGTACTCCACCGACTGGCTCTACTGGGGGCCGTTCGGGCTGGGGATCGGCAAGGCGGTGGACAGCATCGCGCTGTTCGTGCCCGACCCGCCTGCAGATGATCCGGCGCCGACGGAGACCCCCGAGCCCGCGACGCTCACCCTGACGGCCCTCACGCTGGCGGCGTGGGGGGTATGGAGACGCCGATGCGCCGGCTAGCCCTCTGGCTCCTCGTGCTCTGCTGCTGCTCCACCTGGAACGGCGGCACGTGCTGCGCGGACGTGTACGTGTGCAGCGGGTTCGTGCCTGGCTGCGTGTGCAGTTCCGGCGTGCGGCCGATGTGTGGCACCATGGAGGCGCCATGACGCTGAACAAGGGCGATGCCGAGATCCTACGTCAGCGCGGCTTCTCGGAGGAGCACATCAGGTTCCTTTCCGATTGTGCGCCAGGCAGCGCCCAGCCGCCAGAACCTGACTGCCCGTGGGACGTGGATATCTATACCACGCGCTGTCCAAAGCACGGCGGGACGCTGGCCGACTGCCCGGCGCCTAGACCACCCGCCCGATATTGACGATCAGGTGGAGTCAGGCCGGCGGCTGGCTCGCCTGCTCGAGCTGCCCCGCGAGCTCGTCGAGCTTCGCCTGATCCGCCGGGTTCTCCTGCGACGCCTTCAGCTGCGCGATGAGGGCGACGGCGGCGGCCACTGCCGCTTCCAGTCGAGCCGTGTTGGCCATGAAGGTCTCCATGAGGCGCCGGTCGTAGCGCCGGTCAACGGTGGCCTGCTGATACCGTCCGTATTCCTTGCCGAGCCAGAAGCACATCGCCACGAGGGTGAAGAACCCGGCGTAGAACAGGACGAGGTCCACTACCGTAACAACTCCGCCCGCGCGCGCTCGAACTCGTTGAGCTTGAGAATCCAGTTGAGGAAGGCGTCGGCGTCCGCGGCGCTCATGCAGCACTGGCCGGCGCGGCAGATGACCTGCAGCGGCGGGCGCGCGGGATAGGGCACCCCCGGCTCCGTGGCCACATGCACGCAGCCGCCCAGCAGGAACAGCAGGGCGAGCGCGAGGATGATGGCCGAGGTCAGGCCAAGGGCCGTGCTGCCGGGGGTCATGGCTTCTGGTTCCAGGCGTCGTTGATCCGCCGCTCGCGCTCCTCGTCGGTAGTGGGCGGCGGCTGTTGGTCAATCTCTTGGTAGCGCCGCAGCACCGCCGCCGTCGCATCGCGCAGCCGCGCCGCCTGCACCCCGAGCCACTGCTCGACCGCCGTGGCCTTCGCCTGCCCGTACCAAACGAGGGCGAGGCGGGCCACCCCGATCAGGAAGCCCGCGACGCCCAGCCCGAGGAGCAGCATGCTACGGCAGCGGCACGATGACCTTGATCGGCACCGGCGGCGCGGGGGCCTTCGGCGCCGGCTTGGCCGCCTTCAGCCGCAGCTGCGCCTTGACCGGCTCGGGGGCCGCGGCCTCGGCCTTTACCGTGGTGATGGCACCCTTCACGTCCTGGGCGACCCATGAGAGCGTGGCCGAGCAGGCGCCGATGACGGTGCCCGGCAGCGAGGAACTGCCGATCCGGGTGATGGCTGAGAGCACGTCGAGCGCGGTAGAGGCGCCGCCCACGGTCGGGTCGCCCGCGACCTGTACGCCCGCAGCGGCCAGCGCGGTGAGGCACCCCAGGTCGGCTAGGATGCGCTCGGCCTGGTTGTCGGTGCCGATGCCGAGGGTGGCGCAGCCGGCGAGTAGCAGGGTGATGCAGAGCGTTCCAAGGCGTTTCATGGCGCTTGCTCCTTTGCGTGAGTGGGAGGGGGCGGCTCGGCCCGGTTGACTTCGTAGGTCACCCCGAGGGCGACGAACGCGGCGGTCCAGAGGGTGATGGCGATGAGAAAGGGGATCATGCCACTACTCTAGTAGCGATAAACTCCACAGATCATCACAAAGATTTGTGGAGCAGATGTAGTCCATGGGCATGCGGCAGTGGCCCTTGTCGCCCCAGCCGGTCCCCCAGCTATTGCGCACGATCACCTGGTCCCGCTCGTAGCCAGTGAGGAGCATGCAGTGCCCGCCGACGGGCTCCTCGAGCCGCCCCGGATAGGGCACGTCCCCGGTGGCCGCCACCAGGTCCGACTCGAAGGAGCGGTAGAGCATCGCGCCGAAGATGATCGGGTTGCCCAGCGCGAGCTCGGCCTTGATGTGCGTGGGGTACTGCCGCACGCGGGCGTAGCGGATCGACTGGTGATTCTCCGCCACGTCGTAGCAGTCCTTGGGCGGATCGGCGGCGAAGTGCGCGTCATCGTAGGGCCACAACGCCTCGTAGCAGACGCCCGTGGTGTTCAGCGACTTCATGGCGTCGCGGATCTGCGCCCCGGCGTCCTCGTTGCCGGTGCCCTCCATGCGGCGCACGTTCTTGTACCAGAAGAGGCGCGACGGCATCCACACGGGGAAGCCTTGGCGCAGTTGCTGGTACTGCATCAGCGCCGCCCCCGCGTTGAACACGCAGGAGCCGAAGTCGCCCTGGTCGAAGGGCGGCGAGGGGAACAGCGGCGAGAGGTCCACGGCCTCCGGCAGCTCCATCGTCGGCGGGGGCTCCGCGCGCAGGAAGTCGCGGTGATCCGGGAGGCTTCGGGTCCAGCCGAGTTTGCGAGGCATCAGCGGTCCTTACTCCGCTCCACGGTGAGCGTGTAGCGGTTGGGCTGGGTCTTGTCGATGTGGCGGAAGACCTTGTTGAAGTTCTCGCAGTCCCAGAAGTCGTAGAGGAAGCGCCCGGTGGTGGCGCTCGTCATCGCCCACTTCCGGTCCCGCTCGCCCCAGGTGAGGATGACCTGGAGCCTCACCGCCCATCCTTCGGGAACCGCTCGGGGTGCGCGTCCACGTACCACTGCGGCGGCTTCTCGGCCACGCCCACCGAGGGCGCCCCGGTCTGCGTCTTCGCGGCGCTGATCCAGTCGATCGACTTCACCACGTTCTGCGACATGAGAATGCCGCCCGCCACGCCGAGGATGAGCCACTGGTAGCGCGGCGTGTCCGGCTTGTAGCTCACGGCCAGATTGGTCACGGTGCTGAGGATGGCGGCGACGAACTGCATCACGGCCTCGGGCACGTCGGGGAAGAACAGGCGCAGCAGCCGGTAGATCAGGCCGGTGAGCGCCACGAGGACCGCGAGCTGCCCTGCCGTCGTGCTGAAGTCCGCCCAGGTCATGTCGTCGCCTCCTCGGGGAGCCGGACCGGGTGCAGCGCCCGATGGCGCCGCGCCGACGGCTCGAAGGTGTAGCGCGTCTGATACCAGCGCGTGCCGCAGGCGATGCACCGGCTCACGTCGCCCTGCACCCAGGTCGGCGGGGCGACGTGGCACTTCGGGCACTCCGCGGGCACCCACGGCCCGCCGTTCTGCGTCGTGCCTACCACCCGCGTCGGCCCCTGATAGCGCAGGGCCGGTCCCAGCAAGCCGATGCTGCCGCGCTGCCGTCCGTCAGCCATCGCAGGCACTCCCGTAGAGCCGCAGAAGGTTCGCCGCATGGTGGTCGTTGAGCTGCGTCGGGTCGTTGTCGGCCCCGAGCGGGGCGTAGCCCGCGTAGCCGGGGCCGCCCACCGAGAAGTAGCGGAGGAAGTCGCCCGTGTGGGCGCCCACCTGGTCGTCCCACGGGTCGGCCTTGACGTGCTGCCAGTAGCGCCCGATGGTGTGGCGGATCGTGCGCGCCGCCACCTCGGCCTGCTCCGTCCACGTGCGCGCGGAGACGGCCAGCACGCCGAACTCGCGCCCGGCCGAGCCGTTCTCCGCCTGCCGGAGCGCCTTGAGTAGCCGCCAGTCAATGCCGTGCTGGGTGGCCACGGCCTTGATGTCGAAGTCCTCGGCGGGGTTGTAGCTCATCGCTCGATCAGCCAGAGGACGAACAGGGCCAGCGCGCCGAAGACCCACAGGCAGAGGATGAAGTACGCGATCAGCGGGCCCGCGTCCGCGATGTCGGCCATCACGCTCACCATTGATAGCCATTCGGCGGGTCGAGCCACCAGCAGGCGCTCCGGAGCGCCCGCTCGTTGGCCACGATGTCGCGCCGGTCCTTGATCTCGAACGAGTTGATGCAGGCCTGCCGGTCCGAGGCGGCGATGAGCGCCCGGTGCTCGCTCGCGCTCGACTTGGCGATCTCCTTCATGGCCAGCGTATTGGCCTGGATGGCCACCGTCGCGGCATCCGTCGCCTCCTTGGTGGCCCGCTCCACCCGCCCGCCGATGTAGACAATGGTGGTGATGATCGAGGCGACCACGCAGAAGATGACGACGATGGTCACGACGATGGCGCCGCGGAACTTGACCGACTTGTTGCCCCATGCGATGGCCATCATCGGCACCTCGCGGCCATCGAAGGGGCCGCTCCGGTGCTCGGTGTAGTCGTCATCCTCCGGGTCCGTCGCGCGCCGCCGGTCGCCGTAGGCCATGAGGGTGAGCGCGGCGGCTAGCGTCCGCAGAGGAAGTCCACTTTGATGGTCGAGGGCGAGGCGGCCTGCGTGGCCGAGGCCACGAAGCGCAGCACCCCGCCCCCGGTCGCGGTGATCGGCAGCGTGGTCACCGCGTTCTCGGGGATGCCGTCGAGCGCCGTGAAGGTGCCGTCCGCGAGGTTGAAGCAGCTCACGTCGCGCCAGACCTCAGTCGCCTGGTCGGTGTCGTGATCCAGCGACTGCAGCTTCACGGTCGCTCCCCCGAGGCTCGTCGGGGTGTGGATCGCCAGCGAGAAGGCGTCCAGCGGCACCGAGAACGGCGCGCTGTTGACGGTGCCCCCGCTGATGGGCATCGCCACGTTGACCGGCACGGTGTTCCAGCCGTAGATCGTCATGGGCCTTTACGCTCCGTGGTGGTGGTAGAAGATGATGGTGTCGCCGGTGCCCGCTGGCGGCTCGGCGCCTGCAATACCGCTGTAGAGGTAGAGCGCCGCCGCGCGCTCACTGGCGTCCACGGTGCCCGAGGGCACCACACCCACGCCCCGCCACGGGGCGCTGAAGTTCATGGCCGCGAGCCGCTTGGCGGCGCTGTCGGCGGCCATTACGGGCCGGTCGCCACTTCACCGCGCGTCGCCGTGGTGGCGTCGTCGGCAAAGGTGGCCTTCTGATCGACGGTGGTCGCATCGTCGGCAAAGAGGCTGTACTGGCTCGCGGTCTGCGTGGACTTGTTGCGCCAGGCCTTGTAGAGGTATCCGATCTTGGCCACGAGGGTCGTGGTCGCGGCCGGCGCCCCCTGCCCCGGCTCGGCATAGGTGTCGGTATTGAGCGCCTCGACCACGGCGGCCTTGATCTCCGCGATGGCGTCGGCCGCCAGCTCGGCGGCGCCGATCGCATCCGCCGCAAACGCATCCGCGTCGATGGCCCCGGTGCCGATGGCCGCCGCCGTGATCGCATCATTGGCGACCGACACCACGTTGACACCGAGCTGGGCGGTGGAGGTGCTCACCGCCGCGTCCGCGATGTTCTTCAGGTTCACGTCGAGGATGCCTGCGGTCGCCGGGGTGGACACGGCGGTGCCGAGGATCTGGGTCATGTCCGCCTGGAGCACGTCGGTGCCGAGGATGAAGGCGTCGTAGATCATGGCGGGCAGCACCATGAACTCGTGGAACACGGGCAGATGGTTCGCCGCATCGGTGATGGAGAGGAACATGCGCCCGAGGCGGTTCGTGTTCGCCGCCGACAATTCGAGCTGCATCATCCCCGCGTCGTTGCCGGTGATGTAGTTCAGGTCGTTGGAGGTGCCCGACGTGGCGCCCGTCACGTTGTCGAGGATGTTCGTCGGCGCCGAGCCGTCGTCGGTATCGGCGGTCAGCGTGATCTTCTCGTTCGTGATCGTCAGCGCGGTCTCCAGCGTGACGCCGTCACTCTTGTCAAGAAATGGCCCCACCGTAATGATGACCGCGGTATTCGTCCGCAGGAAGCGCATGGGCTAGTTCCCTCTCTGGCGGTAGTGGGCCATGGCGACGGGGATGGGGAGGCCGCCCCCCCCTCCCGCGGCCTTAAAACCGACGGTGTAGACGCCCCAATTCGGGGTGTTCGTGGTCACAAAGTCCGCCGTGTAAGTCCCAGCCCCCCCGACAATCTGGAACTCTGCGGCAAACGAGGAGATGCTCGAGGAGCCTTGAGATCCGAATAGGGTCCAGCCAGTCCCCGCCGTCCAGGTGCCTGCGTCGTTGAGCGATCCCGCCGATGCCACGATGAGGACGCCCGCGGTGGTCGTGACGAGACTGTCGGCGGGAGCATCGTCGTGGCCCGTGGACTCGCCACCATCCACGTCGATGGGCGATCCACTATCCACGCCGGAGAACTCGTCCATGGCGAAGTTGATGTAATTGCCGGTTCCGTCGGGGTCCACACGCACGGTGTTTGCCCCAGAGGACGGCGCGAAGCCATAGGCCAGAAAGAGCGTGTAACTGTTGAGCGGGGTCGGGCCGAGGATCACCGTGTAATTGGTCAACACCGTGTCGGTGACGGTGATGGCACTGGTCAGGGGTGAGTGATAGTTATTTCCAGCGACGACGAGGAGGCTGCCAGCCGTCACATTGTTCGGAAATGCGAGATCGACAAAATCGCACGCGGCCCCCATGGCCCCGGTCGTTTGGACCCGCTGGCTCGCAACCTCAGCAATCGCCATTAGGGCGAGGCCTCCCAGTCGTAGATCCACTGATTGCTGCCGTCGAGATACGTCGCGTTGTGCGCGAGGATCTTCGTTTTCACGTCGGTCTCCAGGCGATAGGTGAGCGGCTTGGCACTCAACTGTCGGCTGTAGAGCCAATCGAAATACGTATCATCGTAGGTCGCCCCGGGATCGGTGCGATCGTGGCAGATGACCGAGGTCGCAGCCGTGAGCCAGCGACATATTTGGAGCATGAGGGCCGTGCTGGGCGCTCCGACGCCGGGAGTGGGGCGAATCGCCCATGTGCCGGAGTCCGCCGAAGTGCCGTTCAGTTCCGTATACACGCCGGCATAGACCATCGAGACATCGCTGAACTGTTCTGTATAGGCGAGGACGCTGGAGCCCCATTGCGCGCGTAGCGCCTTCAAGATCAGGAGGTCGTTGAGCGTATTCGGGAACGAGTCGAGGTAGAACACGTCGAAGCCGGACACGTAACCACGATCCGGGTCGTCGGACCCGCTGCCGGGTGCCGCCGAGGCGAAGTTGTCAAGTGTCCGTTGGACTTGTTCCGCCGAGTCGGCGTTGAGCGTGAGGAACTGGTCGGTGAACGCCCTCATCCCGTTCTGGTAGCCGGGGGTGCCCGTCGGCGTCCACTGGGAATGGCTGCCGATCCAGTGCGGTTGCCCGAGCCGCCCCACCCGGAAACCCGCCGTCGTCAAGGCCGTGACGATGCTCGGCAACCGCGTGGCGACTTCGGGCGGAACGAGATGCACGTCGGGGCTGAACTCGAGAAACCGCGGATCGGTCCCATACGGGTTCCAGAAGATGTTGCCGAGGCAACCCGAGTCCGTCATCACCGGCAGCCACGTGTCAATCCATGCGGTGGCCCCCGCATCGGTGTCGATCCGCTCGGCCAGCCCGTAGGGGTTCGTCACGGGGTCCACGGTGCCGTCGAAATTGTGCGAGGCCACGGGACGGTCATCGGCGGTGTACTGCACGGCCCCGAACGTGGCGCGGAATTGCGTGCGATAGGGCGCGAGCAGATGGCGCCAGTCCGTCGTCAACGACAGACGGAGCCCAAACGACACGGAGTAGGTCTGCCCGCTCGGGACACCGAGGGGCTGACTCCCCACGCACGGGCTGACATAGAAGGACGGACAGGGCACCGACGCGGGACCGACGCGATCCCAGCAGAGCGTGCGATGCAGCCCGACGTTGATCGGGTACAGGGCGAAGCCAATCGCGGTGGCATCGATGGTGACGGTTTGGCACCAGGCCCCGATGGGGGTGAAGTAGCCCGGATGAAAGGCATCCAGTCCCGTGCCCGACGTGGTGCGGTAGCCCATGATCACGTCGGCGTCCTCGGCCGTGATCCACTGCCCCACCAACCCCTCGAAGCCGAGCACGGTGATGGTCGCCCCCGTTTGATTCGTCACCGTCGCGGTGATCGTGAGGTCTTCGTCGTCCACCGCATAGGTAAATGTCGCAAAGGCGCTGGCATACGAATGCCGCACGAGCGCGGAGGTGGCCGAGAGCTGCCGCACCGAGGCCGAGAGGCGGGTGCCGAACGACGGATCGTCGATCCCGAAGCGGCTGCCGCTCGACTCAGCCGACAGCGTGCCCGACAAGACCGTGGTGGCGTTGAGGCTCAGATCCGTCAGCCCATCCTCCGTGATCGTCGCCACGACGCCCGCCCCACCGTCGAGCACGACGGACGGCACGGTGCTCGGGGCCGTGATCCGAATGCCCAGTGCCGGCATCGCTAGCGGGCCGCCTCCTGGGTGCCGCGCTGGACGGCGAGGTCGAGGATCTGCTGGAGCGCGGGGGGGAAACTGTAGGGTTGCCGTCCCACGTACTCGGAGCCGATGTTCGGCAGCAGCGTGCGGAGCGGGACGCCGAGGTATCCGGCGGCGCCCGAATTGGTCCCCCGTCCGAACGTCTGCCGAAAGGCATCCAGCATGCCGCCGCGCCCGGAGGCCAGGATGTCTTGCCCCTGCCCGGCGCCCCGAGTCAGCACGTTAACCAGCGCCTCATAGTCGGCGTCACCGAGTTTGTTGCGCAGCAGCGCGGCGTTCCTCGGGTTCTGCACGAAGCGCTGCATCGCGGGCGTATTGAATTGCACGTCATTGGGCGAGAGCCGGTAGGCGTTCTGCTGCTGGAGCGGGCGCAGCAGGGCCAGCCCCCGCTTGTAATCTGCCTGCGCCTGCTGCCAGAGCGCTGGGGCCTCCGGGTGCGCCGCCCCGAGCGCGGCATCCAGTTCGCTGGCGATCTGCCCATAGAGCTTCCGCTGATCGACGCCTTGGAAGGTGCGGTCGAGCGGATTGCGGCTGAAGGCGCGGGCGCCGATTTCGCTGAGGAGATCGTTCGCCTCCCGCAAGGTCAGATTCCGATCCCGACTGAGGGCTGGCACGGACAGCGGTGTCTGCGCGCCGCCAATCAGCCCCTCGATGTCCTGCACGGTGCGCTCTTTGGCGGCGCCGAGTTGCGCTTTGCCGGCGCCCTGCGCGAGGCCCCGAAGATCCTGCACGCTCTGGGCGCCCGCGAGCGGCGGCGACTGCCGCCCCATCTCCGTCCCATACGCTGCGGCGTCCTGCGCGGCGATGCGCCCCTTGGCCCCCGGCAATCCGCGGGCCACGTAGCCGAGACCGCCGCCGATGAGTTCGCCCGCCAACGCGGAGCCGCCGCCCTCGAGCGCCCCCTGTCCCGTCGGCCCGCCGGCGATCTGGTTGCCCACCTCCCCGCCGAGCGCCTGCGCCCCGATGCGCAGCGCCGCGTTGCCGCCGGGCACGGCCGCTTGCGCCAGCTGCGCGCCCGCTTCCGTGAGGTTGCGCGGGACGGGATTCGCCATGCCCGGCGTGACGAAGCTGCCGGCGGGCGTGCCGGGTAGGCGCCCGCCCACGGTGTCAATGTAGCGGAGCCAGTCGCCCACCTTGCCGCTGGCAGTGCCGAGCGTGGCGTTGAGGCGTGCGCCCCAGCCTTGCGGTGGCTCCTCAACCGGCGTGAAGGTGACGGGGCCTTCTTCGACGGGCGTGAAGGTCAGCGGCTGGGCCATTACTGCGGCACCATCTGGCCGCCCTGGAAGCGGTACATCTTGCCGTCAGAGCCCTTATAGAGCTTGCCTTCGACATACTGCGGCTGCTGTCCGCCACCGAAGATGCCTGGGAGGACGCGCTGTAGGAGGCCGGGCTGGGGCGCAGGCTGGGGGGGCACGTTCGGCACCTCAAGCGGCGGTCCGGCCGGCGCGAGCGAGGGAGCCTGAGCGGGCGGCACCCGATAACCCGCCGCGCCAAGCGTGTTCTCCATCGCCTGCCGTTTCGCCCTCAGGAAGTCCTGCTGGAGCTTGAGCCGCTGCACAATAACCTGCGGGGTGACATCCGGCGATGCGAGGAAGCCGAGCATCCGCTTAAACTCTTGCTCGTTAATCTGCGCGCCCGACCGGAGGCGCAGCACCTGGTCGGCGTAGTCTTGGAGCATCGCTAGGAAACGGTTCTGGTCATCGCTGAGCGTGCCCGTAAGTTCCGAGGGCACTGGGATCGGCCCGACCTTGCCCGTCTGAATGATGGCGTTCACCCACGGCTTGAGCCCGCCCGAGATCTGCGGCAACTGCACGCTCGGGGCGAGCCGCAACATTTCGTTGAGCTGGCCCTGCGCGAGATCAATGCCCTGGAAGTCCTTGAGCGCAGCTTCGGGGGTGCGCGCCGGAAGTGGGGCCCGGATGGGCGCCCCGCCAGACGGCCCGCCGATCCCGCCGCCTTCAGTGATGGCCATGGGGCGCAGCAGATCGACCCGGCGCGCTGCCGCGGCATAGCGAGGATCACTCGGGCCGATCCCCTGCCCTTCGAGCATCAGCAGCGCGTTGACCGCCTTGACGTATTCGCTGCCGGTCGTCGGTTCGCCTTCTGGCGAGATGTCCACGCTCACCCCAGTCTTGGGGTTGAAGCTGATCTTGGGCTGCTTATAGCCGGGCCGTCCTGCGAACCCGCCCGGCGCCTGCACTGCTGGCGGCACGCCCGGCAAATCCCCGGCCGCTGCCGCAAGATTCCCGATGGCCGTCCTGAGGTCGCGGCCCGCCGCCTGCACGATCGGCTGCTGCGCGGCGGGGGCGGGCACTGGGGGCACCGTCAGGCTCTCGGAGCTGAGGCCGGTCGGCGTGATCTTCGCGGCGGGCATGGGCGCTGCGGGCGGCTGCCCCGCGAGGCCCGTGGTGGGCGCACCGAAGTCCAAGCCCGTCAGCTTGCTGAGGATGGCGAGATTGTTGGCGCGGTCCGCCTCAGCAGCGCGATGCTGGCGCAGCGTCTCGAAGACCTGCGCGGTCTTGTCCGGCTCCATCGCCCCGCTCTGGAGCGCGTCGATCAGCGACCGCATCTGCGGATCGTTCTGGGCCATTGGGCCGAGGGCGAGGGCCAGCGCCGCGCCGCGCTTGCCCTGCCGCTCCTCGGCCGCCTGTCGCTCCCGCGCCCCCAGCAGCGATGGCACGATGGCGGTCGGCACCTTGGCCAGCCCGCTCGTGGTATCCACCTTCGCGCCGTAATCGCTCGGCAGCATCGTGCCGGGCACATCGGTGAACTTGCCCGCCTCGAACTGCGCCTGTTGCTGCGCCATCTGCTGCTGGAGCAGGTTCAGGTGCTCCTGGCTCTGATCCAGCTTCTCGCGCTGCACCATGCCTGCTGGCAGTCCGCCCAACCCGTTGAGCAGACCCGAGAGCGCCGCCAGCCCGTAATCGGCCATGGGCTAGCCCCACCCGATGTTCGACCAGTCGTAGCCCGGCTGGAAGTAGCTCGACAGGTCGAGGCTCGGCATCGACGTGTCGTAGAGCCCGGAGAGGTCGAGGGACGGGTTGAAATCGAAGCTGTAACTCGGCGTGCTCGCGCTGCTGGTCGAGAACGCCGAGGAGAAGTCCGGCAGCGTGAGGTTGGGGATGTCGCCGCCGGCCAACGCGCCCAGGCCGCCGCTCGGCCCGCTCATGTCGGGCAGCGCCGGAATGGTGGGCGCGGCAGCGCCAGGCATGCCCTCGCCGGGGCCGGGTCGCGTCGGGCTGCCCAGCGACGGCGTGTGCAGCCCGAAGAGGCCGCGCAACCCGCTGCGAATCTCGGGACCGTAGGCCAGGCCCGCCACGTTGCCGAGCGCGCCCACGCCACCCGCGAGGCCCTGCGCCAGCATCTGCGTGTTCGCCATGCCCCGCTGCGCCGAGAGCGCCCGCTTCTGCAGCGCCGCCTGCTGCGCCCGGTTGGCCTCGCCCTGCGTGATCGCCGCCGCCTGCCCCAACGCGGAGAGCTGCGCCTGCTGGCCCCCGAGGAAGGCATCCTGCCGCGCCTTCTCCACCGCCGCCGCCTGGTTCTTCAGGTTCTCGGCCTGCAGATGCGCCGCGATGTCGCTGATGCCCAAGCCGCGCGCAAAGGTGTTCTCCGCGATCTGCTGGGCGTTGTTCTGGTACGCGGTCTGGATGTCGCCCGCGGATCGGTTGAACAGCGCCTGCTCGGTCGGGCCGCCCCCTTGCTGCACCAGCTGCGCGAGCGACTGCTGAATCAGCTCATCCAGCGTTGCCATGGACTAGCCACCTCCCGCGCCGGGGTAGAGCAGCGCCTGCCCCAGACGCCCGCTGGCGAGCGCGGCGGCGTCCTGGGTGTTGTAGCCGGCGTTGACGTACTGCGAGTAGAGCGCGTTGAAGTCCGGGGGCGCCGCCGGGCCACCGGCCGGGGCCACGGGCGTCAGCGCGGAGTAGTTCAGCCCCGGCAGCGTGATGCCGTACTGGCGGGCCACGTCGGCGGTGCCGGGGCCGTACATGCCGTAGAGCGCGGCCCACGTCGGCCCGCCGTAGAAGTTGGCCGCCTGCTCCTGGCTCATCGCGGGCTGATAGCCCTCGAGGCCCTGCCGCACGGCGCCCATATTCGGCGCCCCGCCGGGCACGCCCACCCAGTCGGAATTGGCCATGTCCCACACCACCGCCGGGTCCACCAGCCGCCCGATGTCGGCGGGGCTCGCGCCCTGCTGCTGCATGAGCGCGATGCTGCGGAGCAGGTTCTGCTGCGCCGTGTCCCGCGTGGCCGTCACGGTGCCATACTCGGCGGGCATCTGCTCGCGCAGGCCCGTCAGGTACGCGCCCATCTCGGTGTTGGGGTTGTAGTAGGCCCCGAGGCCGCTGCCGAGCGCGGTGACGAGCGAGCCGATCTGGGCGCCGCTCAGTTGGCTCAGATCCACGCCGTCGAGCTGCCCGGCTAGCTGCTCGAGCCCGCCGGTGATCTTCGGCCCCGCCGACCCGGCGATCTTGTTGCGCAGGTAGCCCGCGCTCGGCTTGTTGAGCTGGTCATAGAGCGCCGTGGCGTAGCTGCCGACCACGGGGATGCTCCCGAGCGCCGTCTGCGCGAGGTTCTGGTTGCCCTGGAGGTAGTTCGCCAGCCCCATCGCGTCGTTGATCGCCTGGGCGGCAATCGCGGCGTAGGGGACGGCCCCCGTCGCCGTGGCGGCCGCGGCCAGCGAGGCGATCTGCTCGGCCTGCGCCGCGCTCTGCAGGAAGGCGAGGTCGCCCCGGTCCATGTGCGTGTTGCCGAACAGGCCCAGGAGACTGGGGAGCGCGCCGATCACGCCGCCGAGACCCCCGCCGCCGCCCACGGCACCCAGCACGCCAGTGCCGAGCCCGGCCGCCTGGGCGGCTTTCGCCACGCCCTGGTCGCCCGTGCCGGCCGCCAACAGGCTGAGGATCGCCGAGAGGCCGGCGGCGCCCGCCGAGGCGGCGCCCAGGCCGCTCGAGCTGCTGCCCGCAGAGGGACCGAGCGCCTGATCCAGCCCCTTGGCGGTGAGCGGCGCGTAGCCCGTGGCCGCCGCGTTCTCGCCCAGGCCCTGGACGCTGCCCGGCGCTGAGGAGAGCGTCCAGCCGCCGCCGCTGCCCTTGGCCAGCGTGCTGCCCGCCTTCGCCGCCTTGACCGCGGCGTTGAAGGCCTGGATCGCCTTGGCGAAGTCCGGCGTCTCGCCGGGGCCACTGGCCGGCGGCGCGGTCTCCTGGTCGCCGGTGTCGCCGCCCGTGCGCCCGCTGAGCCACCCGGCGAGCGAGCTGAGGAAGTTGACCTGGGGCTGCCCCGTCGGCTGCGCCCCCGGCAGATCCTCGATGTTCCCCACCCCGCCGAGCTCCCCGAACGTGCTGCCGCCCCCGCCGCTGCTACTGGCGAGCGCCGCGAGGCGATCCGACGCGCGCGGCATCATGGGCTCGGGCGCGTTCAGGTCTACGGCGCCACCCCCGCCGCCCCCACCACCGGGCAGGCCGCGCACCGCCGCGCCCGAGGCCGTGTCCTGGCCGAAGGCTTCGGCGGCCTGCGCCTGACTGGCGGGGAGCGGTCCGAACGCGAGCGCCTTGAGCGCAGCCATATCAGGTCTTGATCACCCACTGAATGACGGCAGAGGGCTGCGTGTTCGGGTGGGCCTGGCCGCCCGGTGCCCCCGACAGCGCGCCGTCGAACACGGTGCCGAAGTTCGTCGCGTAGCCCGCGCCCGAGAACGTCACCGAATCCGAGCCCGCCGCGAACCCGAGCGGGCCCTGGTTGGGGATGCCGTGCGTGTGGCTCGGGATCTGTGCCGAGGTCAGCACGTGCGTCTCCGTGCCGAACAGGGCAGCCAGCGTGCGGGCGCTGAGCCCAGTCCCCACGCCCGCGCCCACGAGGGTGCGCCCGCGCAGATCGGGCAGGTTGAACGTGGTGGCGCCATCGCCCACGCCCCACGTGGTGCCGATGGCCGCGAAGAGGCCGCTGTAGCTGCTGCGGCTCACCGCCGCCCCGTCGCACGTGAGCCAGCCCGTCGGCACCACGGGGCCGGCGAAGCCCTTGACGATGCCGGCCGGGATGACGGTGCCGGTGTTCTCGAGCGCGTCGATGGCGATCTTGAGCGCGTTGAAGTCCGCCATGAAGTCTTCGGCGACGGGGACGACGCCATTCACGAGGACGACGGGCAATGTGACGGGCATCAGGCCACCTGGGTTCCGCGGCGCACCAGCCGCTTGACGCGATAGAGCGCTTCGTAGCCGTACCAGGTGACGGGCTGGCCGGCCTCGGTGTTGCGCACGCCGATCTCCACGAACTCGCCGCCGCCGTGCACGTCCAGCCGCTTGACCACCTGGGAGCGCAGCCCGAGCGGATCCACGCCGAGCACCCAGTTGACGCCGAGCGTCTTGGCCCCGCCGAGGAGCGAGACGGTGAACGTCTGGCTCGGGTTCGACTCGAAGTCGAACTTGAAATCGACCGTCACGGTGACGTTGCCCTCCTGCCGGAAGTAGAGGAAGACGTGGCGCAGGCTCTTCTCCACACCGGGCGCACCCAGGGCCGTCAGATGCCGCACCTCGAAGTCCACGGCCTCCGTGTGCGTGGCCTGGTTGAGCGCCCGGATGCGCCCGTCGTAGCCGCCCATGTAGATGTCCGTCTGGCCGGTGAGCGCGTTGCGCACGGGCCAGAGCGAGGCGATCGACAGGCCCTCCCACGTGGTCCACCCCTGCGTGGTCAGGTCGTAGACCAGCATGGTGTCGTTCTTCGCATCGCCGTCGCTGTCCACGCCGATGTACAGGCGATTGGACTGCGCGTCGTACACCATCACCGCCTCGTCCAGATGCAGCAGCGACAGCGAGAACTCGGTGTTGGGGTCGAAGTACGGCTGGATCGAGGACGACGGGAAGCTGGCCCGGAGGTCGCCGAAGCCGAGCACGGCGGTCAGGCGCACCACGCCGGGGCTGCTCAAGTACCACACATCGTTGAGCGCGAAGGCGGCGGCGCGGCTCGCGACGGCCCCCACGCTGCCGGTGCTCGGCACCACGTTGGTGATGGTGAACGTGGCGGGCGAGGTGCCCTGCAGGCGGTACGGGCGGCTACCCTTGAGCAGCACCAGCTCGTTGATCGAGGGCACGAGGTCCACCAGGTCGGAGCCATCGTTATTGCCCAGGACCACGCTGCCCGCATTGTTGGTGGTGGTGTAGTCCTCCTCGTTGTCGAGCGCGCTCCATGTCAGGCGCGACTTGTTGGTGCCGTCGAGGAAGAAGATGCGGTTGCCGTGGGCGCGCACCGGGCCGCCCTTCGCGGGCGGGCTGCCGCCCAGGTTGCTCATCGTCGCGCCGTCCCACTTGCGAGGCACGTCCGCGCGGTTGCAGATGATCAGCTTGTCGTTGTACTGCTCGAAGTACCACTTCGTCCCGGTCGTGTGCCCCGTGTCGATGGCCGTGGTCGTGCCGTCGGGGTTCAGCTTGTAGACGATGCCGTCGGTGGCGCCGAAGATGACCTGGCGCGTGCCGTCCGACTTCACGAACTCGATGCCGCCCGTGATGGCCGCCTCGTGGCCCGTGGGCACGAAGCCGCGCGTGGCGAGAAAGCGCGTGTCGCTCAGCGCCGTGAAGGCGCCGAGGCCGCCCGTCAGCACATGCGGCACCGTGTTGATCGCCCCCAGCATGGTCACCGTCTTGAGCGCGGCGTCCAGGCGCTTGCTCACCGCGCCGGCCGTGGAGAGCACGCCGTTCTTCGCCTTCACGAGCGCGTCCTGGCGGGCCAGCACCGCGCGCTTGAGCGGCGAGGTCTTCACGTCGAGACCGCGGTCGAAGGAGAACACCGCGTAGTTCTCAAGGTTCCCCTGCCCGCGCGCCGACTGCCGGGCCATCTAATCCTCTAAGTAGGCCCGGACGTACTCCACGTCCGTGCTCTGGCGGTCGGTGCTGCCGAAGAAGAGCGCCATCGTGGCGTTGCCGGCCGCTTCCCACGCCGCGGCGTCCTGCGAGTGATCCTTGAGCAGCGCCAATCCGGTGGCATACGACTCCACGGCCATGTAGAGCGGATGCGGGAGATCGAGCGTCGAGTCCGGCGCGGTGAGGTCCGGCACGACGGCCACGTAGGTGAGCTCCCAGTCGAGCGTCACGTCCGACAGGGGCTCCACGCGCAGCGTCCGCTCCCCGAGCAGCGTGTAGTAGCGCGGCGTCTGAGGCGCCGTGGTCTCCTGCGCGGCCTGGAAGTCGGGCTGCGCCTGCCGCCGGGAGGCCAGCCGCAGCCACTCGTAGCCGGCCGTGCGGCAGCGGATCGACACCATCTCCTGGAAGTCTGGCGGCAGCGTGTAGTCGGTGGTCCCCGGCACCGTGCGGAAATTCGCCGTGTCGTAGGCCTCCCCGAGGATCGTCACCGCCCCGTCGAGTGAGGTGCGCGTGACCTCCAGGTAGTCGCCCTTGACCTTGCGCACCTCCATCGCCACGCGGTCCTTCGCGCGGTTGATGTACTGCGGGATGTCCTGCGTCGCCCAGAAGGACGGCGAGATTTCGTCCAGATTGGTGCGGATCGCCGTCTCCAGCTGCGCGCGCGTCTTCCGGGGCGCCGCCATTAGGCCGCCCCCTTGCGCACGCGCACCGTGAAGCCCTCGTGCGTCTCCACGCGGTCGCTGGAGGCCACCCCTGACGGCGCGTGCGAGGTGGCCACGCGGTGGCCCTCCCGCCACATGATCGTGTCCGCCGCCTCGCCCGCCGCGGCGTCGGCCCAGTTCACGACGTTGCGGGCGCGCTCGGCCTCGAGCTTGGCGTCGGCCTCCTCAATGCGCTGGATCAGCGCCTCCCAGCTCCCCGCCTGCTCGCGGTCCACGGCGGCCAGGTGCGGCGCGACGACGGACCATGCCAGCAGCTCGCGCGGGACCGTGAGCACGTGCACGTAGCCCTGGCGCCAGCCCTGCCACAGATCCTTGGCGCGGGGGCTGTGGCCGAAGGGGTTGAGCGGGCGCTCCGCGAGCCACGCGGGATTGCGGAGCTCCAGCTTGCGCTCGATGAGCCACTTGCCCATGTGCTTCGCCCACCGCACCCGGAGCGCCGGGTCGTAGGCCGCCAGATCCTTGACGAACGAGCGGGGCGGGGTCATCAGCTGGACCGCGTGATCGAGGTCGGGTTGACCGGATCGTTCAGGGTGAAGTGCATCACCGTGGTGGTGCCATTCAGCCCCTTGACTGACACGTCGGTGCCCACGATCACCTTCTCGGCGGTGGCCGCCGCCCACAGCATGTACATCAGCTGCGCCAGCGTGGCCTGCGCCCCGTCAGCCGCGTAGCTCTCGGTCATCACCGTGTTGAGCACCGCGTCGGCCACGGCCGCCGGGGTGGCGCCGCCGCTGGCGTCCACGATGTTCGGCACGGTGAAGGTCAGCTGGTCCGTCTTGGCCTGGATGGTCGCCAGCGTGGTCGTGATGCCGGCGGCCGGGGTCGCATCCACGATGTTGGGCGTGCTGAAGGTCAACTGATCGGTCTTGGCTTTGATCGCGTCGATGTCGGCCGAATCGCCGCCGAGATTGCCGACCACGTAGCCCGCCGTCCCAGCCGCGTAGGCGCCCGGAATGGTGGTGTTCCATGGATCGCCCGCCGAGGCCGCCGCGTTGAGCTTGTTGCCCGTGGTCCCGGCCGTATTGTGGCTGGAGGCGGTCTCTTCCCACACCGCGGCCGCGATGGTGCCAACCGAGTTGAGGCTGCGCGTGGTCGCGCCCCAGACGGCCGTCGCCACGTCGGCCACGAGGGTGCCGAAGGACGTTAGCGTGCGCGCGGCGCTGGTCCACACCTTGTCCGCGCACGCCTGCGGGAAGTCGCCCGCGATCTGGAGGATGGCGGCCACCTTGCCGGTCGCGGGGAAGGTGAACTGGTCCGTCACCGCCTTGATGGCCGCGATGCTCGAGTTGGCCGGGGCCGGCAGGTTGCCGAGGATGTTGCCAGCCTTACCGGAGGCGTAGGCGCCCGGCAGGCTCACGTTCCAGGGGTCGGCGGCCACGCTCAGCGCATTCAGCACCGCGCCGGTGGTGCCGGCCGTGTTGTGGCTGGCCGCGACCTCGTCCCACACGTCGGAGGTCAGCGTGCGGGTGCCGTTCAGCCAGACCGACGCCGGCAGGCCGGCCAGCGTGGCGCCATAGCCGTCCGTGGTCGTCTTGATCTGCGACACCACCGTGAACACCTCGGCCGCGCCCGAGGTCTCCAGGGCCATCGTCAGCGAGGAGACGAACGAGGAGCCGTCGGTGGCGAAGAGGTCGATTTGCACGGCATCGGCGCCGGTGGCAAAGGCCGCGTTGGGCACGTCCAGCCGATAGGTGCCCTTCATGTTGGTCGCGTCGGCCTCTTTGACGCCGCCGGAGGTCCAGGCCGTGGTGATCGCCGCCAGGTCCGACAGCGTGATGGCCGTGGGCGCGACGGGCGTGCTCACGCCGACGCGCCAGTAGTAGGCGGTCAGGCCGGCGGCGACCTTCCCGGTGATCTCCGTGCCGTCGGCGATGGCCCGCAGCTTCGGCATGTTGATCGTCACGCTGGTGCTGCCGGCCTTCACGCCGCCCGCGATGCGATCGCTCACTTAACTCCTCCCAAACGAGTACCGGCCGAAATCGAGCGGGATGACCGCCGCCGGCACCGCCTCAAACGTGGCCTGCGAGGCCTCCACGATGTTGGTCGCGCCCTGCGCCACGCCCTGGATGCCGCCATACCCCCCCGTGGGGATGACGGCGTCGATGGCCCGGAGGCGACGCCGCCCCGCCCACCAGCCGCCGATGACGGTGCCTTTGGCGCTGACCGCCAGATCATTCGGCAGGCTCAGGCTCGGCAGCGTCAGGCTGGCCAAGGTCGTCGCCACGCCGCTCACCCAGCGCGCGAGGAAGAGGGACACCGGCCCGGCGTCCGCACAGAGCAGCCCGCAGGTGTAAAACGTCGATGCGCCGCCGGTCGAGAGGCGGCAGCAGGCGCCGATCACTTGCGTGCCCGCTCGATCCGTCGGGAACGTCACGATCGGCAGGCGAACCCGGAAGTCATTGGTCTGCAGATCCACGTTCAGCCGGTCGATGCGCGTGGCGCCCCCGGCGTTCGCGAGGGAGGCCTTATTGCCGCTGATGCCCCAGCCGCTCACGACCGAGACCCAGTCATAGTCGGCGTCGAGGTTGTTAGCCTGGTCGGCGTGCGTCCACGTCTCCGTGATCGGCAGTCCGACGCCCGCCGTCTGCACAAAGTCCGGGGTGAAGACGCGGCTGTAGCCGCCCGTGCGCAGGCGCCGGAAGGGCATCAGGGCTCCGTCACGATCAGCTCGTCGAGCTGCTTGGCGTTGGTGGCCGTGAACTTGAGCGCCACCGTGTCGCCGTTCACATCGCCCGCCGCCAGGGTGATCTTGTACCAGCCGCTCCCGATCTCCGACACGGCGTTGGCGCAGGCGGCGAAGGCGGCGCCGTCCAGCGACCGCTCGGCCGTCACGGTCAGGCCCGTCTTGGGGTCACCCGTGGCGCTGTCCGACATGCGGAACATGTAATTATTGAGCGCCGTATTCTTCTTGATGCCGGGCGGATTCGAGGAATAGAGATCGCGCGGCACGTAGGCCGAGGCGTTGCCAAACGTGAAGAAGTCGAGCCCCTGATCCTCGACCGCCTTCGTGCCCTGGTCGATGATGTCGAGCATGAGCACGCCGCCCGTGGTCTCGCCCGTGGTCAGCGTGAGCTTCCATGACTTGCCGACGGCCGTGGGCAGGTTCGTCGTGTTCGCCAGCGCGCCGCCGTCGATGCTGAGCTTCACGTCGCCGGTCGCGGGCGTCCAATCGCTCGACCCAGCGAAGTCCGTGCTGCCGCGCACGATCATGCGGAAGTACACATCTTGCGACGTCGCGTAGCGCACGGGCACTTGCATGCGGGGCTCCTAGAAGACCGCCAGGGCCGCGCGGCCGGTCAGGGCACGAGGATTCGGGGCCGCTGGGGCGCTATCGGGCTCGACCAACGTGTCCACCCCGGCGGTCATGGCGACAAGCCCCGCCCAGTCCACGCCCGGGTCGGTGCCATCCGGCGCCGTGCCCTTGAACCCGACGGTGAAGGCCGTGGCCTGGCTGTGATTGCCCACATCGCCCGACCAGCGCACGATGTTCGTGCCGCTGCCGCCGCTGATGATTCGCTTGAGCGCTCCGTTGACCGTCAGGCGCACGAACTGGCCCGGCACGACGGTCGCCGGGAACGTGCCGCTGATCGTGAGGGCCAGCCCATCGCTCGCAATGGTGCCGGTGCTGGCGTACACATCCGTCAGGCTGTAATCGCCCCGGAAGCGGCTCGGCAGGCCGGTGGGATCGGGCGTCGGATTGACGTAGCCGATGCGATCCTGGGCGGTCAGGATGGCGTTGTCGGGGAAGGCGCTGTTGGCCGTCGCCCCGGCGCCGACCAGGACGTTCCTCACGTGCGAGTACGGGGCGGCCCAGTATTGTCCGGTGCCGTCCATCATCTGGCACCCGGCATGGGTCAGCCCATCGGCCACGTTGGCGTCGAAGTCGAGGTCCGTGGAGTATTCGGCCGGCTGCGGGATGCCATTGCCCAGTTGCGGCATCGTCTGGATCACGGGGATGGCTTTATAGGTATGGAAGCGGACGAAGGTATTGTGGGCGACCTGCATGGGGGAGTTTTTCCCGTACCGCGGACCGGGCCACACGTCTGCCGAGCGCTTGCAGCCATGCCAGAACGCAAAATTGGCCTCGCCGTCGGCATAGGCCCCGACGGGGCTCGCGCCATTCACCCCGAGCTTGCTCTTGTCGCCCGTGTCCTCCTGGACGTTGTGCGTGTACGAGAACCGTTCGCCGAGCCAGATTTCAGCGGCATTGATCGCGTTGCCGTGGATGCTCGGGCCGGGCTGCATGCCGCGCGCGTGGTTGTAGCGAATGGTGAAGTCCTGGTCCCGCGTGAACGGCACGGGCATGTTCCAGAACTGCCCAAAATTGGACTGGGCTCCGAGATTGTTCGCGCCCGCCTTGAACGTGCCATCGACGCCGGTGATCGTGTCCACCAGGGCCACGGCCCCGGTGAAGGGCGAGCCGATCGACCCGGCCACGAACGCGGCATAGGGCCAGGGCGCGCCGTTGTTGTGGCGATTGGTGACCATCGTCTGCATGAACGGCTCAAGGCTGAAGCCCGCGTCATTGATATGGAAGGAGCCGTTGGCTTGGATCGTCATGGAATTGACGACCTGGCGGCCCTCCCACTGGTTGGAGGGATGGATGCGCCAATACTCTCGGAAGTTCTCGACGATGTTGCCCTCGAAGAGCACGCGCTCGCCGCCCTTGTGCTCGATGATGGCCTTGCCCCGGTTGCTGTAGGCGCCCTCGCCCACGCGCAGGCGGCCGTCGTTGGGCGAGATCAGGTACGGGAAGGTCGCGCTCGTCGGATAGGCGCTGGCCAGCGTGCAGCTCAGGCGATTCGCGGCAATCGACTGGATCTTGCGCCGGGTCATGCGGACGTTCGCCCCGTCCGCGATGCTGGCGTCGTGCTCGGAGGCGAGCGAGAAGTAGTGCGCGCGGCGCCCGGCGATCCGGTCACCGACCGTCAGATCGTCCTCGCAGACGACCTTCGCCGGGAGCGGGGCGTCCAGGAAGGTCACGCTCGTGCCGCTGACCTGCGCGCGATCCTGCGTGGGCGCGGTCAGGCCGCTCACGTGGATCATGTGGCCGTAGAGCGGGTAGATGACGAGGTTCGTCTGGGCGCCGCCGGGCCACGGCTGGGTCAAATTGAAGCGCGAGCCCCCGGAGCCATCCCCACCCGGTCGAAAGCCGTAGGGTTCCCCGGCGATCTCCCGCGCGATGCCCGTCGCCGGATCGTAGATATACGTGCCCTTCTCAAAGCACTGCCCCGAGAACATGTCGACGTTGTCGAGCCAACTCGGCGTGCCGGAGACGTAACTCACCACCCCAGCGGCGTCGATGTTGACCGTGTAGGGGCCGGAGGGCTGCACGTTCACGCCCGGGGACGGCTCCGTCGGGAGCCAGAACTCGGGGCGCCAGATGTGACAGCGGCGGAAGACGATGTCGTGCGGGTTCTCGCCCACGTAGTAGGCGCCGCCCCCGGAGCCGCCCGTGAAGAAGAAGTTGAGGCATTCCGCCCCGACGTTCTCAAAATACCAGGTGCTCCCACTCGTGAACATGTGGATGCCCGCGTCGCCCGCCGTGTGCCCGCAAAAATTGGAATAGGTCGAGTTGATGACGGTGTAGTTGCGGACCGGGCCCGTCACGTAGGCCCCGCAGAGCTGATGGCTGGCATTGCGGGCGGGATCGCTGTTGAACAGACAGCGGTCCCACGTCAGATGATGCGGTTCGGTCTGATTGTTCGGCGTATTCCAGCCGTGGCCGGCGTCGAAGCCAAACCCGTCGGAGAACTCAAGGCCCACGAACCGCCAGTAGGCCGGATAGGGGGCGGCGGTGAAGTTGATCGACGCGCCGACCGGGAAGTAGGGCAGCAGCGGCGTCGCGCGCGTCTCGTTGTTGACATCGTAGCCGGCGTCGATGTGCGTGACGCGGTTCGAGACCTTCATCACCGTCTTGCCGCCGGGATAGGCGGCGTTCGTGAGGACGCGCGTGGCGGGCGGGATGCTCGTCTTGTTCGCGAGGTCATAGAACTTCTGGCTGCTGCCCGACGGCAGGCCCATGACGATCAGGATGTCCGACGGGTTGCCGTTTTCCGGCCGCGTCGGGTAGCTGCCGCGCGCCTTCACGGCGGCCTCGGTCGGGAGCAAGGTGTTCGTGAGTTGCGTGCCCGGGGCCACGACGATGGTATCGCCGTAGCGCGCCACGTCCACGGCCGCCTGGAGCGTGGCGTACTGGCTCGGCACATAGCGGGCCGTGCCCGAGCGGGGGCCAGGGCCAAGCAATTCGGCCAGCAGGGGCTCGGTCGGCAGGATCGGCGGGCTGACGAGGGCCATCAGTGGCTCCCGCGCCCGGGACCGCGCCAGGAGCCGCGCCAGCTCGCGCGGCCGAGGCGCGTCAGGAGCGGATAGGTCGGCGGGGGGGCCGGCGCGCCCGCCGCGACCAGCTCATAGATCGCGCCGGCCGGCTCAAGATCCAATCCCCCGGCCTCGCGGTAGATGCTGGATACCGGATCGCCGCTCAGCCCGTCCACATGGCTGAATCCGGCCAAGCCCCGGACGGCGTCGGGAATGCCATAGAAGGCCGCGGCCTCGGCCGCCAGCCAGGTATGGCTGTACCACGCATTGCCTTCGGGTAGGTTCAGCGGAATGCTGCGATCCCCGATCTGATCGTCGTACCAGACCGCGCGCCCATACCACGAGGTCACTTCGAGCGCATAGATGTCGGCGCCCGGGATGTTGTTATGGACTGCCGTCAGCGCGTCGTGCGCCTGAATGACGTAGGTGCCGTCGTCGGGTTCCACCGGGGTTGTCTGGCCCGGTTGAATCCCAATCGTGACGGGCAGCGGCGGGCTCTGCACCTTCGCCCAGGCGATGAAGTCCAGGAGTTCGTCCATGATCGTCTGGCCCAGATGAAACCCCACGTCGGCGGTGAACCAGTCCACGAAGATGCCGGCGGCGCGGCACTTGGTGAACCACGTCTTGAGCGTGGCGCTCGACCCCACGGTATAGATCGCTTCCCACTCCCCGATCTGCAGGGCCGGGGTGACCGCCCGCATCGCGTCGTAGAAGGTCTTGTAGACGGTGACCGATTCGTCCTCGGTGTAGCCGAGCCCCATGGAGCGACCGCGGGGAGTATCCACGTTCAGGATGCTCAGATGGGCACCGCGGGAGGCCAGATTGCTCAGCACCTCGTTCATCGCGGTGATGCCGATCCCGGTATCCGGCTTGTCGAAGACCGCCGCCGACTCGACCCCAATCGGAATGTTCCACGCGGTCAGCTGCTCGAAGACCCCGTTATCCCGAAGGTGCTCCCAGGTATTCAGCTTCAAGGCCCAAGGGTTGGCCGGGTCGATGTGGGTCAGATGCCCCTCGTAAAAGAGCATCGCGCTGATCTTGTTGCGGACCGAGGCCCAATCGGCCTGCCGGGTCGTGAACATGCTGACCATGTCCGTGGTGTCGATGTCGGACTGATACCAGAGTGTGGGGGGCATCAGG